GATGGAACATCCCACCGCAGAGTGTGGAACCGCTACCGGAGGTAGCCGGCCAACGGCTGCCAATGGCAAGTTCCCGCAAAGAAGCGAAGACAAGAAGCCCAACGCCTTTAGGCGGTGGGTAGTTCACCCGCTCCGACATTGCCGAGCGATGTAACGGAGAAGACAACCCCTTTATGCCGAAGGTTAGCAGATAATGGACGGAATGTGTAGCAGGTGCCACAATAAGACCGCCCGATACAATAACACCTTGGATATGGGGGGCACCATCAAGGTGGTGGCGAACACAGATTGGACTAATTGCCACGAAGAATACGCACACGCCTTTGTGGATTACAACCTGTGCGAAGATTGCCAACGGAAACTCCAAGAATTTATGGGATGTGTAGTTTGATGCTATATCTAATTCATATACCTATTGAAGACCAAAGGAAAACCGATTTTGATTACCAAAATTCACCTTCATAACTTCCAATGCCACAGGAACCTTGAATTGGACTTGGGGCGTTCTACCGTCCTGCAAGGCGGTTCCAACCACGGAAAGACAGCCGTTCTCCGAGCCTTCTATTGGGTGCTTTTCAATGAAGCCCCGCACGACTTTGTGTCCTATTGGGCACAGAAAAAGTTGAAGAAGGGGTTCGCCTTCAAGGATGATGCCTACACCTCCGTTACGGTGGAAGTGGATGGGCACATCATTGAACGCAAGCGTTCCAATGACTTCAACGGCTACATCGTGGATGGCACTACCTACGAAGCACTCCGAACCGATGTGCCCGAAGTGGTAACAAAGATTTTCAACCTTGCGGATGCTTCGGTGCAGAAGCAGTTTGATGTCCCCTTCCTGCTTGCGGAAACTCCGGGCGAAGCCTCCCGCTACTTGAACTCTCTCGCAGGCTTGGAATGCGTGGATGAAATCCTGTCTATCGCCAAGCGAAAAGTAGCCGATACCTCCGACCTTGTGAACGGTGCCAAGGATGCCGTGGATTCGCTCTGCAAGGATGTGAAGTCCTACGGATGGGTAAAGGATGCCGAAGACCTGTACGACAAGGCTAGAGCCGAGCAACCCCGCATTGAAAGACTCTCCCGTATGCGTGATGCCCTCGCCCGCACCATTGCGGACTACAAGGCGATTAAGGACTACCCCGAAATCCCCGAATGGCTTACCAATGGCGACAGGACGGAAGAAATCGGTGACTTGGAACAGAGCCTTGCGACCGTAAAGGGCTATGTGGCGACCTGCAAGACCCTCGCCCGCATCACCCCCGCCCTTGATGGCATCAATGCCCTTGTGGAACCGCAGAAGCCCGAATATGACGAAACGGATGTCGCATCCCTCAAGGATAGCATCAAGTCCTACCGCTCCTCTGTGGCAGATGTCAAGAAGTTTACTGCGGTGGTCGCCTCCATATCCAAGTTGAAGGAACCGAAGCCGAGCAAGTGGGAAGGAAAACTCCGACCGCTTATTCAGTCCATCCGCAACTATGGGGAGTTCTTGGAAACCTTGGATTCTGCGGAATCCACCCTCGCCAAGATTGCCAAGTTGAAGGAACCGAAGCCCTGTGAATGGACAGACAGGGAATTGTCCACCTTGATTCGCTCCCTCCGCAACTACCATTCTGCGGTGATTACCGTCTCGGATTGCAGGGACTACCTTGACGATGCCTACGCATCCCTTGAAGGTGTAGCCTGCCCTGTCTGCGGTCGCCCGCTTTCTAGGGACACCTGCCTTCTGTAAGAAAAATATAACATACTATTTTTAGAATACCTATTGACAATCAGTAGGTATTTTGTTATATTATAGGTGTAAAGAAAAGACAACCACCCCAACCGAGGATAGCCAAATGGAAAAGACCTACACCGAAAAACTCGCAGACCGCTACAACGCTCATTACGCTGCGAAGAAGACCGCCCGCACCGACAGGTTCGTGGTGGTGCCCGTCACTGACGACGGCTTCGGTGGTCGCAGCCCCAGGGTTTCCACTTTCGTGAAAGCCACTCCCAATGGCTGCGAAATCACCCAGGGCGATACCCCGTGTTCCTATGTCATTTCCACCGCCAACGAAATCGTCCGCAACTTGAAGGGTTCTATGGGACTTGACTTCGCCTGCGTGACGGAAGTTGAATTTCACGATATGGTCCTGGAAATGCTCGCCCCTCGCAAGGCTGCTGTGTAAGGGAGGTCCGCACTATGGCAAAGAAGACGATTCTTAAATACGTCACGAACGGAAAGTTGCTCAAGAAGTGGTATATGCACCCGACGAAGCACACCGCTGCGTTCTACGTCCAGGCTTCTTACAATATCTTCAAGATGTGTTGGGAATTTAGTGCCTGGGCTATCCACAAGAACGGGATTACCGAATGCGACCTGGGCGACTGCACCATCAACGGAACGCCTATCAAGGACTTTATTGAACCCTGCCGTATGGACGACAAGGAAACCCTGTTGGACGACGTGAACCATATCGCCTGGGCGGTCACTTCCCAAAGCGATTTCGTCAAGGAAAACCACATTTAACCGAGGATTCTCAAATGAAGATTACACCCGAACTTGCTGAAATCACTAACAAGATTGTCGCTCCGTTTTGCGACGTGAACAAGCCCATTATCCTGTTCGTCGCAGACCTTATGAAGACGATGGGGTGGAAGCCCGAACGTTGGACCGAACAGACCGAAGTGGGCGAACTCACCCATTGGAACTTCTACTTCACTAGAAGCCCCATCCTTCTGCTTCACGTCGGCAACGGCAACCGCCACGCCACCGTCACCCTGGAAGGCTACAACTATGCCTACCAGGTCAAGTTGGTCACGGACGCTATGGCAAGTGTGGGTCTGTTTGAGTAGGGATGCGGGACCTATGGAGTGTTACGCACTTTATTCAACGGAAGGCAACCTGTGGGTTGAAACCTATGAGGGTGAATTACGCTTTACGGGTTCTACCCGTGAAGCGTTGGTATTCAGCGGTGAAGAAGACGCACAGTCGGTAGCCGACCGAATCCAAGAGGAATACGGGGTCAGCGTTGAACCCAGGGAAATTTGATAGAAGGAAATCATTATGCGATATTACACCTATGTCCTTATTGAACGTCACTATTATGCAGCCACAAAGAAAAGACCTGCGGGTTGCAAGAAAATCAGCAGCACGATAGAATGTATTGCTGAAAACCAGGCTAAACTGTTTGAAAAGATTTTCCAAAGCCACGACGTTGAAAAGGTGGAATCAATCACAATCATTAACGTGGAGGACGCATAGCCTATGGCATTACCGAAAGATTTTGCAGAAGCCCTGGACACGCACCTGGAACTTGCAGGCAAACTGCTAGACCAGGCATCCGTGTTTAAGGAACGGATTGACGACCTGGAACGCCAACAGGAAAAGGTCAACTTTGAACACAAGATGGGTAAGTTCGCTGTCCGTGACCGTTACGCCAACGCTATGTTTTGTCTGTCGCAGTCGCAGAACAGCAACGAATTTGTTAAGAACCTTCGCCACACCATTAACGGAATACCCGTTCCCAATGACCACAAGGCGATGTGCGTTGTGCATACGCCTATGGAATGGTGTGTCATTTGGCATCGGGTCTATCTAAAGGTCCACAAATACCTTAAAACGATTCGCCTGCAATACCATTACGGGCGTAACCCCGCCCAAATCACGACAAGCCGTCAGCCCACAATCGTTGTAAACAAGGACTAGCCTATGTTCGGAGTTTGGCATAAATTCAAGGACGTTCGCCCTGGTGAGTTGGACCCGAAACCGCTATCCTACCTGGTAATCCTGGAAGGATGTTCGGAACCCTGCACGGGCTACTACGATTTCTTCACGAAACGTTTCAGCGTGTTCGCACCGCACATCGGGAAGTGCATACAGGTTCCCGTGGTATGGTGGTTCGCTGTCCCGTATCACGACTAAAATTTGTATTTTTATTAAAAGGATTTTGCTATGCTCATTACAAAGAAAGAATCCAAGCAGTTACGCTACTTCGCCCGTGCCAACTACAAGGCAGACGTGAAGGGCACCACCTCCGAAGATGGAAGCAAGGTGAAGCACAGGGATTTCCCCGTCTTCGGGCTTTCCTACGACGAAAAGAAGGCAGACAAGGGTATGGTGGAACTCACCAATATCCAGGTCCTCTACAAGCCGTTTACGGGCACCACGTTTGCAGAACTTATGGAAGCCCTCAATGAAGTCCTTGGCTCCGATGACGTGGGCGAAAAGGTTGAAGCGGTGGAGCAGCATTACGAACCTTGCCTGCTCTACGGTCCCGACTGCACCCAGGAACCCTTACCGCCAGGTCCCCCGATTGTGCAGCCGATAGCCAAACCGCAGGAAGAACCCGAACACCTGTTTGGTCCAATGTCGCATCGTGGCGTGGTCGGGGATGCCCTGCAATTCTTTAAGGATGTCAAGTGGGTGGACAGACCGAAGGCTACGGAAGAACCCGAAAAGAAGACCATAGTGGTTACAGGTGCCGTAGTCCCCGAAACCCACGACAGTGGCAGGGATTATTCGGGGCTTTCCGAAGAAGCGATAGCCGAAGCACACAAGTCTGTAGTCGGTGAAGACATCGGCACTATGAAACCGAGCGTTGAAGTCGCTATGGAAGAAGCCTTGGAAGACATCGCCAAGCAAGAACCGCCCCCGCTTGAGGAACCGCAGGAACTCCCTGTGGTTGAAAAGGTGGAAGAAGCCAAGAAGACTGCCGAAGAAACAGGCGAGCCTGTCGTTACCGCAGTGCAGAAGCCGAAGAAGACCCGTGCGGAACTCTATGACCTCCAAATCAAGTGTGCCACGATGAAACTTGCGACTTCCTACAAGGAACCGCCCGACACCGATATTGGATGGCTTATGAAGAAATACCCCGATGCGGTTGAGAAGTTGAATGCCCTGTATGCTGCGGATGGCATCAAGACATACACCATCACCGAGGAAGCCATCAAGAAAGCCTACCCCGATGAATATGCGGTCTTGTGTCCGTAAAAATGAAAAATTTTACAAATACCTATTGACAATCAGTAGGTATTTTGTTATATTTAGGGTAGGAAATAACCACTACCTTAACCGAGGATATGACAATGGCTACAAAATACTTCGTTAGGATTCGCTGCAAGAGCACGAACAAGAGCACCACCATTCCCAGAACATTCCCTTCTATGCGTAAGGCACAAGTCCACGCCGACAAGTGGAATGCTGTTCCAGACACCATCGCTGAAGTCATTAAAGAAGTCTAACCGAGGACTAATTATGAGCGACAATACCTACGAAAAAGACTATATGGGTGTAATCACTTGGGGTCGTCTGCAATGCGGTGCTCCGCAGCCGATGTTCGGCTCCGAAATCAAGACCGACTCGCCCGTGTATATCCGCATCAGTGAACTACCCACGCCCTAAAGGGCGCGGGCTTGCGACCGCTCTTTTGTCAAGTGCCTTATGGATGACAAGGCTATGGAATTACCGCCTATCCCTGTGGAGGAGAAGTAATGCGATTCACCTATCTGTCTTACAAGCGATTTCTTTCTTGGTATGAGGAACGCAAGCAGGACGGTGCGTGGTATTCCTGCGAGGCTATGCAACTTGCGGACATCCATAGAGCGATGCGTAAGAAATGGTTTTTCAAGAATCGCTATTGGGACGCTAATTTTGAGGAGCGTGCAAGGGCAATCGTCAATAATGTTTCACTCCGAATCCAAATAATCAAGGAAAAGACTATGGAAGAAATCAATTTTAAGAAAATGGGGCTAGACCGCTACGAAGTTCTGTGTGCCCTGTACAATAATTCCAAACCTCTCGGTCTCGGAATACTACATTTTACCCCGGGCACGCTCCCGCTTGAGGAAGCCCACGAAATGCTTGACGGTTCCGACTATGCGGATTATGTCAAGGGTCGTGTCATCAAGGTCAAGTTGCCCGCAGATGCAGAATCCTTTAGCCCCCGCCTGTATGACAGGGACAATGGCGAAGGTACTGCTCTCCGAGCCTTGCGGGAATACGCAAAACAGAAGGAAGGTAAATAATGGCTTTTGAAAAAAGAGATTGGAAGGAATTTCGTGAAACAGGTCTGTTCCACTTTGTAAACTCTTTTCTGCACATCTTCGGGTGGGCTATCGTGGTAGATGTAGAAGATGACGGAACCGTATCATCGGTCTATCCTGCCCGAACAGACTTCCGTGGATTCTCCGAAGAATCCAACGACAAGGCATACGCACGCGTGACCGAATTTATGAAGAAGGAATTTGGCATCCCTGTTGAATCCAAGAATGAATCGGTGAAGTCTAAGAAGTTCAAGGGCAAGAAGTGAAACTCCATTTCAAGAAACACGATTGGGATGACAACTGATAACAGCCTTTCTACCAATAATTACCAAGTATAACCAGTTTCTATATGTATTTTCTTGCAATAACACCTTGATTTTGAATAAAAATAAATGTAGATTGTTATAAACTTTAAGCGATATGCAAGTATGTGAGAGTCCTTGCATAGACAATAGAACGGACTTTGAATGCCCGATGGATGCCGACTCTCACAATAGGTGTTCATCGGGCATTTGCTATATAGGCTATGGAACAGCACTGCGGAAGAAAGATATGCTTGAAGCCGAGCAAGGCACAGGTACGGACTATGTACCGTATGTGTGCCGTCTCCCGCCGTGCGTATAATTGGAAGTTAGCCGAGCAAAACAAGGCTTATGAACTAGCCAAGCAGAACACACCCGAAGGCGAGAAGGTCAAGTGCAAGTTTGGCACTCCGATTGATTGGCATAAGGAATGGTGCCGTTTCAAGAAGGAGCCACAGAACAGGTGGATGACCGAAGTAAGCAAATTCTGCGGTCAGGAAGCCTTGATTGATTTAGCGTCTGCGTGGAAGCGGTTCTTCAAGGGACTTGCAAAGCATCCTAGATTCCACAAATACAATCAAGACAATTCATTCCGTTGTAGTGGTGGTGTCTTCATTGGTCGTGATTTCGTGCAACTTCCTACTCTCGGAAGAGTTAAACTCCGTGAGAAGGACTACATCAAGATACCGAAGAACTCCGAGAAGATACCCCTGTCTATGGCTACCGTATCGGTGGATGCAACGGGCAAGTGGTTTGTTTCCTTTGCCTATGTGACAGATGTTGTGCCTCTGTATGAGAACATAACTTCCATAGAAGAACAGGATGTAATCGGTGTTGATTTCGGAGTTAAGGACTTGGCTATCACGAGCGACGGCTTTGTGTATGTCAACCCGAAAGCGTATAAGAAAGCGAAAGCAAGATTACGCAGATGCCAACGGGCATTGAGTAGAAAGAAGAAGCACTCCAAGAACAGGGAGAAGTGCAGGAAACTGCTCGCCAAGATACACAGAAGGATTACGAATATCCGCATAAACGCAGCACACCAGTTCACTTCGGACATCACGAAGAACGCAAAGCCCAAGGCTATAGTCATTGAGGACTTGAAACCCAAGAATATGTCCAAGAATCATAAGTTGGCTTCGGCTATCCTTGATGCCAACTTCGGAAGAATGCGTCAATTCTTGGAATACAAGTGTGCTTGGCTAGGAATACTGCTGTTCTTCGCCCCGCAGTTCTACGCAAGCAGTAGATACTGCTCACACTGCGGACAATACTACAATGCAGATTTAAGTTTGGATGACCGTGAATGGGTATGCCCGATATGCGGTCATAAACACGACAGAGATTACAATGCAGCCAAGAACCTCCAGTTCTATGGCTTGTGGCTACTGAATCTAGTAGTCCCGACTAATGACAATGCGGTGAGATACACCGTAAGTGGAGAAGTTCCCACGAATGCTTGCCCCCACGGTGACATACAATGTGTCACCTATCGGGAAGGTATGGTTTATACCAGCCCCAAAGACATGAGGTTGCAGTTCTTTGAAACACAAGAGCAGTGCATGGCGATGAAGCAAGAAATCACCAATACATATTTAATTGGTAGAAATGTGTAGAAATGATTTATCGGAAAGCGTTCTACTACCTTCTCCCGAACCATAGATGCACTCAAACTTGAAGCGGAGAAGCACCCCGACTACACCTTGCAGCAACTATTACTTGATGTTCCTACCCATTATAGCAATATGGCATCTGCGGAACAGGCAATCAAGCGATATGCCAAGTCGGGAATTATTGAAAAGTTTTGGCAGGACAAGCCCAAGGGGGCATAACGTAAAAATCTGTATATTTAATCCATAGTCTTGACAACTATGATAGCATAGTGTATATTTAGGGTATGAAGACGGTTAAACTGCAAATATCTAACAATCCCGATGTGCTAACCGATATGCGTATCTTTAGCAGTATGGGGCATATTGCATTCAACCGCTTTCAAGACGGGTATTCCGAGAAACAGATTACGGAATACTTGAATGCCAGGTTTGATGTTAATTGTTGGGTAGTTCGTTCTGCTATCAAGGAAGCCCACGCTCTGTTTGATGTTCAAGGGCAGAGACATATCGTGTTTGGAGGCAAGTGGAACTTAAAGCAGTATCTTAAAGGCTTGATTACGAAAGAACAATTCAAGCAGAATCGCTTGATGCCCTTGTGCAGTATTGGGGAATATCAGTTTAAGGGTAATCGTCTTGTAGATTTTGACTTACTGAACAATCGTGTAATCTATAAGCCTTCTCGTGGTGTCTGTATGGAAATCCAATTCTGCCCTGTCAAGAAAAAGTTGGCACACGAACTATCGGTAGTTCAAGAACTCGCAAACCAAAAGAAAATGCCCGTAACAGTCAAGTTCACGGACAAGCACCTGTATCTTACCTATGATGAAATCCTTATCTACAATGAAGTCTATAAGGGCTTGAAGTCTAATAGAGTTCTAGGTATAGATATGAACCCCAACTACATTGGGGTGTCCGTTATTGAGTTTGACAAGGATGACGAATTTAAAGTTCTGCACAAAGAGGTGTATGACTTAACCGCACTCACTAAACCTAGTGGTGAATCTTCACAGCACAAGAAATCCAAGTATTTTACGAACAAGTTGAAGCACGAAACACTTGCTATCGCACATAAGATTAACAAACTTGTAGATTATTGGAAGTGCAGTAAACTCGCTGTTGAAGACCTGTCTATTAAACCTAATGACCAAAAGAAGGGCAAGGCTTTTAACCGCCTGTGCAACAACAAGTGGGAACGCCAACTCTTTGTGAACAAGTTGAAGATGCTCGCAGGCATACATCGTTATGAGTTGGTTGAGGTCAATCCCACTTATTCATCTATCGTGGGGAATTTTGCTTATGGTAATGAGCATACCCCCGATATGGTAGCATCCGCTATTGAGATAGCACGTAGAGCATACAAGAAGTTTGAGAAGGGGTGGTTCTACCCCAAGTTTAACGTTGAACGAACAGACGAGCGATGGAAGCAAACGCTGTCGGGAGTGAAGACTTGGAAGGACTTATTCCTTAAAGTTAAAGAAGCGGGACTCAAATACCGTTTCCTGCTATCCGACTATATCGGAAATGCAGTCTTTAGTAAAACCTATAACAAGCAAAAGTGGATATATCACGTTTTTGTGTAGGGGGTTATATATTTGATTGATGAAGACTTGATGAAGGAATGGGTGGACAATTACGAAAGACTCAAGGCAGAATTGCCCCAAATCCAAGAGCGGTTCGGTATCACCATCCCGCAGGTGATTGAAGCCGTCTACAAGAAGACCAAGTGTATGTCGGATGTGTTCAAGGAACTTGCCGTTACCCGACAGGCAGACGGCAACATCGTCCCTGTCATTATGGGCTACATAATGGCAGACACCCTCACCCATTTGGTGATGTCGGCTATGACCACCTGTGCCCTTACCAACCAAGCCCCGCACACGATGGCACAGGCAATATCTACAATACTTTACAATGAAGTCGCTGCCCCGCTTGCGATGACCCAATGGGAGAATGTCCAAAAAGACCTAATGGACGACTTCCTAGCCGAAGAATCCAAGTTGTAATCGGGCAGGAATAATGTATATTTAGGGTATGGCTGTAGATAAACCGTCCATATCTAGTTCCCATAAATTGTGGGCGAACATTACTCGGTGGGGCAGGAATGTTCCCGCCTATATCGTCATTCATTACACATCGGGCTTTTCGCAGAATAGCGACAACGCTGCGGGTATGCTCGCAGCGTATAAGTCGTATGTAGAGAGGGGTTCCAATGCCCATTATCTTGTCGGCAAGTCCGCTATTTGGGAAATGGTGAATCCCAAGACCCATTTCTGCACCTATAGTTGTGGTTCCCGTGTGGGAAAGAAGAATGCTTGTGTGGTGCCCGGTTGGGGTCCCGATACTTACAAGGGTCCACTTTCTATGAGTCACGCAGGTGTGGCGGGGCACGCAAATACCATCAATGTGGAAATCTGTTCCTGCAAGGTCGGGCGAAAAAGATGCGACCCGATGGATGACGGATGGTATTTCAATGACGAGACCTACTTCAATGCCGTCAAGTTGGTCGCTTGGCTCTGCGATGAATTTGGAATCAAGGTGAGCAACATCATTATGCACAACCAAATCACAGGCAAACTTTGTCCTGCGATGTGGTGTAACAAGGCGGGGGCAGAAGCGGGCTTTGAGGCATTCAAGCAGAATGTCGCTATGATTTTGAACGAAGTTGAGGAGGACACCCCTGTGACTTCTCCGAGTCCCGCTCCCGAAGGCGGTGTGGTGAATGTCGCTGCGGATTCCTACTTCTATAGCAGACCCGATGTAAATGCCCCGATTGTCGGGAATGCAAGAGAAAGCACCACCTTGCCCTATACGGTCGCAAAGAACGGATTTTATTACACAGACAGCGGATGGGTTCAATCCACTTAAACTACCGAGGTATGTAAATGGTTACGCTCAAGAATCTAGCCGACAACTATTCAAAGGTGTTCTCCCCGAAGGTGACACCGAAGGTCCGTCACAGTTCCGCAAAGCACAACGGACATTATGTTCTGTTGAAGGGCACGGCTACAGGCTCCAATGGTGAAATGTACCTTATGGAACTTGAACTTAAAAAGGATGAAGTGGGCAAGGTTAGTTACACTAGCCCTGTGTCCTACATCACCTGCACCTGCCCAGCATTCCAATACTATGTGCAAGACCCGCTCGCCAAGGTCGGCTCTACCTACCCGGGCACAGGTCACGTAAACAAGCGAATCAATAACCCGAAGCAGGTTGCTGCCCCTTGCAAGCACCTGCTCGCCTACATCAACTACCTTATGTCCAAGGGCGTGTTGAACCGAGTCAATATGTCTGCCCCTGCACTCCCACCTAATACAGAAAATAAATAAGTTATGGACATTTTTGCAAAAATCGGTTCCTTGCTTGATGAAAAGCCCTCCGAGTCCATTATGGACGACAATGTGGCTATTGCTGCGGATAACAACAACCCGTATTTGTCTACTGTTGTCTTGGGTGCCCGCAATGCGTATGATACATTGCACGCACTTATGGCCCCGCTCATTAAGGGTAAGAAGTCGTCGTTGAAACAAATTGACAAGTGGTTAGATAACTGGGTCAGACGCTTAGAAAGTATTGAGAAAATGTATAAAGAACTGCTGGCCAAGCTGAATGACTTGGGTGCAGATTTCACGGGGACTTTTAATATTGAATTTGCTAAGGAAGCATGGGAAATCGTGCAGGACACTCCTATCCTCCGCAGATATATGGGAGAGGCTAATTATTGGCTCCTCTATGATACCGTAGGGCTTCTCGCCACGCAGTCTGGCAGTCTGTCGGGGGACTTGCTTGCAGGGGTTAAATCTGCAATTAAGCAGGCTATCCTAGCCTTAATTTCTATGACCGACGGTCTACTATGCCTTGAATCCTATCTCGGTATGATTCAGCAATACTGGGGGGCACTGTACCTTAAAATAACTCCTTTACCCCTCTTGGATAGTATCGTCCCGAATGTGACTTGTGCATATTGGTATAAGCCCGCTATTTCTTCACAGAGCAACGGCACTACGGCTGCGATAACTTTGCGGAACGACCCACCAGGACATGGGTTCACTCCGATTCCCCTGCCCGTGCCGAATCCTACGATGTATGTGAAAGACCCTACCTATATCGGGAAGATTGACTATCAAAACCCCGACACATGGTACCTTGATGGGGCTCCATATTACCTGCCTAATACGATGAACCTGCTTGAACGGGCTTTGCAGTATTGGGGTAGCTCCTATACAAACGAATTTTTGCCTGCTGTAAACAATATCTATCCGAGACGGGAATACGGAGAAGGTGGAGCTCATCCGCTTCGGGCGGGCCATACCTTCGCCCAGCTTGATACTTCAAAGATGTCCATTAGTGGCACTAATGTTGCCACGAAAGTAGATAATGAGTCAACTGTAGACGAAATATTTTCTGAAGTATTTACTAAAGATATTTTACGGTATATGACTTCCGACACATGGACTGTAGAAGGTATTACTTATTACGGATGGCAAAAGGCATATGAATTAGCCTATAATCTCATTGCAGAATTTATCCTTAGCGGATTCTCTGCATATGGTGAGAAGCCATCTACAATTACTAGGTTTTTTGCGTTGCAACAAGGGGACCCTACAGGTGCTGTATATCCACAGTTTAGTACGTGGTACGCATCCAATGTAAATTTTAAAAAAGCACTTATCCACATGAACATGTCCTGGAAAATGATGGTTAATACGTATGGTGCAAAAGTTGGCATCCCTGTCGGTGATAGCAGATATCATACTTTTTTTGATGCTATAATGAAAGCTTTTGTGGATGCAGGCCATACCGTAGGGGGTTATAAAGGAAGTCTAGAAACATCTGAAACCTTTATGGTCAGCCCGTCCTTCTGTCCTGTAACGGCATTTCGTTCCGAAGAAGAAAACATGAAAGCGGGTGTCCCGTTTATTGCATATAAAGTGGACACTACCGACAATCGAATAACCTATATATCTTCCGGGCAAGACACTACTGCGGAAGGTGACGCAGTTAACGTAACTTATAATGTTAAAAATATAGCGTTTGTAATGGGTCCATCGGAAGATATAGAAAATGATATGTTTACTGTGAGAACTTCTGTATTTTCCATTGTGGCAGATTCTATATTAGCCGCTATGACAAACGTAGCTACGGGTCTGCATAAGGCTACCCCTTCGATTAAATATACGCAAGTGGGACTCCCCTATATTATAGGTTATAGCGGAGGAAACGCGGTTAATTCGGATGCTATGGTTACAACGCAATATTACGAGCATGATAGTACACATATGGCATCTGTTCCTTTAGGAATCCTGCCCGAAGCTCTATATATGCACAGGTCCGCTATTGATAATATCCCCAAATTTATAGACAAAGAAAAGACACAATTTTATCTTGGAAATATCTTTTTCCCGGATGGCAAAGTCCCCACATCCCTGGACGAAGCAAAGACTCCCGAAACCTTCGTGACTCACTATCTGTCATTCTATAAATCTGCTAAGAGTGCTAACCAAGAACTAGCGGACATTGTGGGTTACTCCATTGACCACGGTAGGGAAACGAAGTTCCCGTGCTTCGGCGTTTACGGTGAACTCTTGTCTATGCAGTCTTGGCATTACACTGAAATGCCTTACTTGGAATTTTCTTCTAAGTACGCCAAGGTAAAGTCGGGTTCCAACTTGTATTACGAATTGAGCAATCCAGAACATATCATTTTCTACCACTCGTCATATGTATCGCAGACCCGACAGATGCAGATGGCGGTCATACACGAATATCTTGAAAGTACTGTGAAGTCCTATGGGGCTAACGACAAGTACACCTTCTATGTGTTCCCGACCGAGAGCATATCGGTGTCTAAGTTGTCTAGCAGTCCGAGCCTCGGCTCTTTCCTGTCTGTGGATGCCACAAGTCCGAGCGGGGATGCTTACCATTATATTACACTGCGTAATCCGATTCCGAAATGTGCCAAGTATGTAGACTCTGAAAAATGGTCTATTATGGATATCATACATGAGCTTTATCTGTTGGCTACCAACCTTGCGGGACTCTGCGGGGATAATGGTGAACGTCTGAAGTCCTTACAGGATGACCTGTCCGAATTTCATATTTCAACCCCGCAGTTCATTGGGCAGTTACCCGAAAATAACGGGCAATACTCTCCGTTCCGATTTGAGATTTTCAAGGACTACTCTGACAAAATTGAAAAATTGGTCAATTCCATTTATAATTTCCGTGCCGAGATTGTCGCTGCGACAGAGGCTTGGTAGGATTTTAGTTATCTTTAAGAGAAAAGAGGTTTCCGTATGCAGAATAATCCGAACCAAGAAATCCATACCGACTACCGTGCAGACGACGTTTTTAAGCCTATTAACGCAAATCAGTTAGCGCGGGCGGTGCATTACGACTTTGTAATTACACAGGAAATGTTTGACAACTACATAGAAAAGAACCCAGGCGAGACAGACGTGGATATTGGTGTATTGCTGTGTAGTGATTACGCGGGAACTGTGCAACCTGTTACCACGCTGGCCAAAGCTCCTGTCAGTATTTATATTGCTGCCAATACTTCGGGATATACATTGGATTTTACGGGGGCATTAATAGCAAGTGTTATAGATTGCTCGGATTTTAAACCTAACGGGAACTGGAGTAGTACACTTACAAAAGATATGGTTAGCGTGTACTCGTCCTACTCATATAAGATAAGTCATTTGGCAGGTGGGTTCAATTTATGGACTACACCTACCGCGTATGTATATACGGATGGTAGTAATGCGTGGGCGGGTATATGTAAGATAGGTACATATAATCTAACTACTGCAACAAATATAATCAGACCCGACGATTTTCAGCTTGTTATTCAAGGTGTCAATTTAGGCACGGAATCGTTTACGTATAATTTCAGCGATACGGCTCCATACGAGTACGCAAATACTGCTCGTCCATCTATAGTATATGCTGATTGGATGAATGGGGGAGGTGTAACTTCTGATTATATAGTTTACGGACGGGACACGACCACGCCTACTACTTTAAAAAATGGGTTGTACGCACAGTTGCATGAATCTCTCACAGTGTATAATACAAAACCGGTACTCATCGTAGCACATAATCGTGTATCTGCATATTATGCCTTATGCGAATGGGGAGAGACTTATTTTAAGTTCTCCAGCGTAGACGGTGGCACTACTGTAACTGTCTATAAAACAGGTTACGTTGAATGGGAGGATATTCAAGCTAGCAGTAACGGTAGCAGTGGTAAGGTTGTATTGGCTGATTTTGCCATTAATGGAATACCTCTAGTATTTATAAATGGCACAGCGAATAAGTATGCTTCGTCAGTAACTTATAGTAGTCCTAGTGGGGGTAGCTGGGATTGGTCAAAGGTAACAGTATCTCGAAATGGCCTCCCGTTTAAGACTATAAAGGAAGACTGTCCCGAATCTAGGAGCACATATTTAACTTGGTATAATAGCGTAAATACCGAGGCATTTAAATTTAAGGGTGCTACGCAGCTTGATTATTATAGGTGGGGGGCTATATTTGCCCCGATTAATACAGATATCAAATGGACAACCGAATTTTCAGACAACCTATGCAAATGGTGGACTGCTCATAAAGAGTTATACATAGATGCTGATGACCTTGTTGAAGGGGTCGTATATACTATATGTGTCCATGTCATGCAGCTAGCTATGGGGACTGAGACCCCCGCACACGGTAGTTTGTCACATCAGCTATTTGAACAGGATTTATCCCTGTCTTATAGTGACACCCTCGTTTATTTTGTAAAGAATAATACGTATATAGACCCTTTATACTGGGGGAATGACAGTATGGACACGGCGGGTAATAATCATTCAAACGTAATATGTAACTATACTAAGCAAACTCCCGCCTACAGCATGTCGACCACTCCGAAGGGCCTAGAATTGGCCGAAATAGGACGTGCCGAATTGGTGTTTGTAAAGTTAAACGGTAATGTGTACGTGATGAAATACTAGCCTATGATTTACAGAGTAGTTATATCTCATAATCAAGCAGATTCCATCTGTAAGTTTCCGGGGGGTCCGTCTACTGTGTTTGTATTTGACGCCCCTACGGAAAAAGATATTTCCGAATGTATAAGCCACAGGTGTAATTATATAATTATGCCTGTGGCGGGCAACAGGGGGGCTAACAGAAACGCAGGCTTATACAAGATTCTTAACACCTTCAATCCGAACTTCAACGATTATGTTGAGTTCTTTGACGGTGACAGGTTCCCGACCACATACAACCCCGAAAAGGTCACTAGCCTAATGGAAGAACATCACATCCAATGTATGCTCTATTCCTGCGGGAACGATGCTAGGCATCAAAAAATCTATGTGCCCTTGGAAGGTGCCACCATCGTGGACACAGGGACTCTGTGCAACCCCTTCTATTCCTGTGGATTCATTATGCGGGTGTCCGCTATCCTTGAGGTGATGTCTTTCACTAATGGCTCTTTCTTTGAGCCAAGATTCACTAGATGGGGTAGCGAAGACCAATACCTTGGGCTAGTCTGCGATTATCTGCGACAGAGGGTAGCCATTACCTGCGAGACCCTGTTGAACGGCAAGGTCGGGGGCGATTCCGACCAACATCAAGACTACAGGGAATCCTTGCAGACCTACATTGACCTAATCCGAGAACACAACTTCCCTATCCGTAATGAGCCGAGAGACTTTGAAATAGTGTAAACAAAATTTAACCTATTATATTTAAGAATACCTATTGACACCCGATAGGTATTTTGTTATATTAGGGGCATAACAGACAACCACTCACAGGAGATAACCGCTATGCCTACTCTCGTCAAGACCGAAAATTCCTTCATCCCCGAACTCGTCCCGCAGGGCTTCAATTCTTGGAATGCCTACTACCGCCACAAGGAGCGTATGGAGAAGATTAAGTATTGGGCACAGGGTTTCCTTGGTGCTTTTGTTCTGCTCGCTGCCTACGCCCTCAATGGTTACATTGATATGATGATGTAAGGAGGAACCTACTATGACCCGTGAAGAAATCAAGAACAAACTTTATTATGTGGCAGACACCATTAAGATGAATGCCGACAAGTTCGCCCGTGGCGAAGCCCTTGAAAACGATGACTGGCTGAAAGCAGCAAGGGAATTTACTTCCTGTATGAACTATCTCCTACAGACTCACCGAGACTTTGATGAAGTCCGCAAGGAAGAAGAAAAGTTTGAAAAGCCCGATGCAGAACCTCGCAAGCAGGTTATCGGGGCAGTCCCTTTAGACCATAACGGTCGCAAGTTCTCCGAAGACGCAATTAAGCAATTTAACCTTGCGAAGAACCGCCCTGTAACCCTCGGCTTCCCCGACCCGCAAGATTGGCAGGCAAGGGGAATCCGCACCGCAGGTGAAATCCGTGAAGTGTCCAAGTTACAGGATGGATATACCGCTACCGTCTGCATTGACGAAAATCTTGTAGCGGGCAGGAAAGTTATGGAAGCGATGAAGGACGGATTCGCACCTTTGTTTACCCTGTGTGGAGAAAACAAGAAAGACGAAAAGGGAGCCGATGTGTTCCAATATACCCACGTCGCAGTGAGTTTCCCCAACAGTTGCCCGAAAGCCTTGGACGATTAACCAAAAGGAGAATGCCCAATGAAATGCAAATACAATCCTGTAGATGATTCGGGAATCGCCTACGCCATTGAGGGTCTTAACGCATTGAAAGACCCCAAGAAGTTCATCAAGGAATCTGCCATCAAACTCGCCAATGTGCTTAACAAGGCATACAATGATGGCGTGTCAAGCGATGGGATTCTTTTGGCTCATTGTGCCCAAAACATCATCAGCCGAGCGGAGCGGGATGGCTTTACCGCAGATGACCTGCTCACAGAATACGCCCTTCACATTACCCGCATTCAGCAGGACCCGCTCAACAAAGCCGACTAACCCTACCTAACCCTAAAAACCGAGGACATTATGGTATATCTCTATGGGGCATCGTTTGACCCCATTACCAAAGCACATACCGATATTATCTATTGGGTGCTTACATCTGTTATGAGCAAAGACGACACCTTGCAGGTCTTGGTGTCCAACAACGACTCCAAGAAGTGCAAGACTCCTGCGGACATCCGCTACGATATGGTGACGCAACTTGTTCAAGAAGGTCCGAATGTCTCTGTCCGTATGCAGGAACAGAGAACCTTGGCGTACATCAAGGAAAACATTTCGCCTTTTGAACCCGTCACGGTCGTGGTCGGTGAAGACCAAATGGAATCCATCCTCCGAGGCGAATGGATGAATGTGGATGAACTTACCAAGCGATGCAAGTTCCTTGTAGTCACCCGCAACATCTTCGGGACTCCGAAGAAGTCCTACCCCGAAAATGTGACCGTGGCTACGGTGCAGGGCACACAGGGCATTTCGTCTAGTTTTGTCCGAGACACCTTCTACAGGAATCCGCTCACTCCGTATCAAGGTGCCCTCGTTAATTGCATTGATGTCCGAACCTATCGTTTCATCAAGAAGTTCGGGTTGTACCATCAAAATTCCGAAACCTACCCCGAAGAATTTGCCACCTTCCTCAATGACTACGAAGGTAAGAAATTCAAGAACGCCATCCGCAGGATAATGGCGATACTCAAGGAAAAGAAGCATTGCGATGATGTCGCAGTGACCCAAGTTCTTGATGCTGCGGAGAGAGCCTATGGTGAACCGAGTGTGACTACGGACATCATCGCCCACACCGAAGATTGCGACAGCATCCTGCTTATTCGCAGAAAGAAAGACCCCTATAAGAACTATTGGGCTTTGCCCGGTGGTTTCTTTGAGCCGACCGATGAAGACTTGTGCTATGGGGCTGCTCGTGAACTCCGAGAAGAAACCACCCTTGCCCTCAATGCACAGAACTTCAAGCAGGTCAAGGCTTATGGGCACAACTTTGACCCCCGAATGAAGGTTGTGGATGTCGCATTCTCTGTGCGTGTCCCGCCTGCCCTGCGAGAATCTATCAAAGGCTCCGATGACGCAGCCGAAGCCCGATGGTTTAAACTTGATAGCCTGCCGATGCTCGCCTTCCATCATCAGCAGATTATTGAAGATTGGAAGAAGACTTTAACACACTAAAACCGAGGTAAAAAACAATGACCGAACAAGTCAAGGAAACCGAACCCTACATCATAAACTACTTAACCGATACTGACTTCTATAAGTTCAGTATGACGCAAATGTACCTCCACAAGTGCCCGAACGAACGAGCCAAGTGGAAGTTCAAGTTGCGAACAAAGGATGTCCATTTGGGCTATCTTGAAGATGCCCTCAATCGTGAGATTGACCACCTCTGCACCCTGCGATTCCAGCCGTTTGAACTGGAATACCTCTCCAAGATTTACTTTATGAAGCCCGACTACATTGAATGGTTGGAAGACTTCAAGTTGAAGCGAAAGTACATCCACGTCCGCAGAGTCGGTGAAGACCTTGAAATTGAAGCCGAAGGTCCGCAGTTGAAGGTGACTTGGTTTGAAATCTACATCCTTGAAATCATCCAAGAACTCTACTTCCGTCAATTTGAAGTGGATTGGGACAAGGCTGCGGAAAACTTGAAGATTACCGTGGACAAGTTCAATAAGGCGATTGATGAAGGCTTGCACTTCACCCTCGCAGACTTCGGGGCACGCCGTAGACATTCCTTCAAGTGGCAGGATTACGCCATCAAGTATATGGCAGAAAATTGCAAGTGCTTTGTCGGCACAAGCAATGTGTATTTTGCCTGCAAGTACGGCATCAAGCCCATCGGAACTTTCGCACACGAAACCTACGCCCTCTATCAAGGTATGGCAGATGTTCCTGTCGCCAAGGCACAGGTTAAGGTCTTTGACGATTGGACCCGTGAATATCGTGGCGACCTCGGAATTGCCCTCTCGGACAATTTCGGCTTCCTCGCCTTCCTGCGTGACTTTGACAAGTTCTATGCCAAGTTGTTTGATGGTGCCCGCCACGACAGCGGTAGCCCGATTGTTTGGGGTGAAATGCTCATTAAGCACTATCAAAAGTTGGGCATTGACCCGATGACCAAGACAGGATGTTGGAGTGATTCCCTCAATGCGGACAAGGCTATTGACATCGCCCGCCACTTCAATAACCGCATCAAGATTAGCTTCGGCATCGGCACCTTCTTGATGGCTAACCAAATCACCGACACCGCAGGCAAGAAGCCTTTGTCTATGGTGATGAAGGTGGTAGAAGCCAACGGCAAGCCTGTCGTCAAACTCTCCGACTGCCCCGAAAAGGTTATGTGCGAAGACAAGGAATACATTAACTATGTCAAGCGTGTGTACAACTACCTCCCGCTTGACGAATACAAGGGCACGATGTAATTCACCTACAAACAAAGGAAAACCGAACAATGATTGAACAGATTCCGAATAACGAAAAGACCCTGTTGGGTTTGATTGATGTGCAGCCCGACTTCATCACAGGGGCACTCCCGAACCCCGAAGCACAGAAGGCGATGGACAAGGTGCGAGCCGTCGTGAAGTATCACAAGGGTGCTCTCGCTGCCACGCAGGACACCCACTTCAAGGAACAGACCGTTCGTGATGGAGCTATCCTCCCGAAGTACGAAAACTCCTTGGAAGGCAAAATGCTCCCTGTTGTCCACTGCATTGAAGGCACCGAAGGTTGGGAAGTTGAAGCCTCTGTCAAGGAACTCATTGAGCAGAATCCGAAGCACATCTACATCAAGAAGTACACCTTCGGTTACACAGGTTGGAAGCAGATTGCCGAACAGTACGACACCATCGTTCTTATTGGTTTCTGCACAGACATCTGTGTGATTTCCAATGCCCTCAATCTTCGTGCCCTGTTCCCGAACAAGCGAATCGTCATCCTTGAAGATGCCTGTGCGGGTGTTACGGTTGAATCCCACAAGGCTGCTTTGCTCACCGCAAAGATGTGCCAAATTGAAGTTGCGACCGTCAAGGATTACATCGGGGAGGTGGCATAATGATGGACCTTACCCGAAATCTCCTTGATTGGTTCCACAAGAAGAAAAAGGAACTCAACATCAAGCGTGTCGCTCTCGGTATCAGCGGGGGCAAGGATTCCACCGTCACGGCAGGTTGTGGTGTAGAAGTGTTCGGACCCGAAAATGTCTATGGTCTGTCTATGCCGAACGGCGTGCAGGCAGACATTGACGATGCCAAGAAGGTCATTGATTACCTCGGAATCAAGAGCAGCACCTTGAACATCAAGACCGCCTTTGATAGCATCGGTGGCGAAATCTGCGGGTTTGAAAACTCCGAAGTGGCAAAGACCAACCTTCCTGCCCGCCTGCGTATGGCTGCTCTCTATGCCTATGCACAGACTAACGATGCCCTTGTCTTGAACACCTGCAACTTGAGCGAAGACTGCGTGGGTTACGCCACCCTGTTCGGTGACTCCTGCGGTAGCCTCGCCCCGCTTTCCCACTTGACTACCGAAGAAGTGATGGCGGTGGGTGATGACCTCGGCTTGCCCTTTGAACTTGTCCACAAGACTCCTGTAGATGGCTTGCAGCCCCTTACCGATGAACAGAAATTGGGTTTCACCTACCACGAACTCAATGAATACATCCGCAAGGGAATCAAGGGTCCGCACTACTTGAAGATGCTTGCGATGTATCAGCAGAACAAGTTCAAGACGGAAATCATCCGCATTCCGTACTTTGACCCGCAGTTGCCGAACTACTTTGAAATCGGGGACAACGCTTAATAAAAACTATTGACACTCACTAGGTATTTTGTTATATTTAGTGAGTGTCATTCACAAGGAATTTGCAGGATGACCTACCCGAAACTAGAAGTTGTGCCGATTAACCCCGAAGCGGAAAAGAACTATGCTCCGATGGAGTTGGAACTTACCGACAAGGCGAAGGCGATGATTCCCAATAAGTGCCCCTATTGCGAATGCGGGATGCTCAAGGAGGGAACCAACGGAAAGTCTTTTGGCGGGTGTGCTGCACATTCCTTCAAGTTGTATCGTTACTTTAAGGAAGGATGGACTATTGAAGCAGAGACCGACAATGGAGACGACATCTATGGAATCCCGCAATCGGTGTATGCCGAGAGTGCCCAAATCCGATTCTGCCCGATGTGCGGGAGGAAGTTAAATGATTAAGTATTTGGTTGTATGCACTTTTGTGAATCCTGCGTATAAACCGAAATACAGGCTGTTTACAAGGGAAGACAAAGCCAAGGCTTTTGTAGCCCTTCTGCCTGCCACAACGAGTGCAGAGATAGTTCTTCTGCGTGAAGACGAAGAATAGTGCTATATAGGTATTAGAATGTTTAATAGAAGTTTAAGAGCAATAGGGACAATATCTTTCGTGGTCATCTGTATCTTTATATCAATGACCGCTCTCACTATGCTCGGCTTCTTCGCACTATGTATGATTAAAATTCTTTTCTATTAAGAGGTGCTATATGTTGACTCCATACAAGAATTGGACATCTAAACAGGTGGAAGATGTCAAGAACAATAAGATTGCCCAGGGCAAGACCTACGCTCAATGTGCATACTTCGCCCGTGCCCATCTTCACCGAGGCTTCCGTCCTGTGAAGGGTAAGGTTGCGGAAAGCCGTAACCTCCGTGGGAAGAAGTTCTTTGAAATGCACGAGAAGGGTATGTCCTACTCACAAATTTCATTGGAAGCGGGTCTTACTCGCCAACGCATACACGCCATCATACAATCCTACTTAAAGTCAATTAAGGTAGATGTCTAGTATAGGATTGCAGAAATGGTGCTATGTTGCTATATTAAAAATAGCCCCTCCGATTTGATGCATCGTCGGGGCGTAAATAACCCCAACAAATCGGAGGTGGCTTTTATGTATAGTGATAAGCAAGCACGTGCTTATTGTTGCGAACCTGTTGAAAAGATACAAGGGTTCAAAGAAGCATTGGTGTCTTCGGAAAAATACCATATACACCATAAGTTTGAAGAAATGGGTTTATCCCGACAGGACCTTATGGGTATGGGTTTGCTTTATAACAGACCCGCTCGTGAACTGATGTTCATAAAAGGTAAGGAACATAACCGAATACACTCTAAAATAATTCCTACTGATAGCCTTGTAAATGGACAATTTAAGGATGGGTCAGTTCCAAAATTTACGGAAGAACATCGTAGGCATATTAGCGAAGCCAAAAAAGGTGTAAAACAAACACCCGAGCATACTTTACACGTTAAGGAAGCCTGTGCCCCTATAAGGGCTTCTGTAGAATATAGAAATAGGATAAAAGCAATACAGGCTGAACTGTGGACTTCTAAAAAACGAATAAAACAATCGGAAACGATTAGACGGGTTTGGGAAACCAATGTATTATTCCGTGAAACTTTGAAAAAGAAAGCACGTGCTTGTATTCAAAAGGATTTAGAACAATATAGGCAGTATAAGGCTAATGGTGGCGAGTTAAGTTGGAAACCTTTTAGGTCTTGGTTGGCTAAACAAAGGAAGGCTGAATGACTGATTGGAAACGACTTTTTGATGACTTAAACGTGCCAAATTGGGATAGTGGAAAGAATGTCGCCCCTGGACATATAAATATCCAATGTCCATTTTGTAATGACCACAGCAATCATTTGGGATTTTCTATTGAAAAAGGAAATTGTCAGTGTTGGCGTTGCAAGGGCGGGCACCCTGTAAAGGCTCTGTCCCTCGCTGCTAGAATCCCGATGGATTCTGCAAGGCAACTTATACAGAAGTATTCCCACGGCTTCAACCCCTACCTGCAAGTTGAACAGGAAACCAAATCCAATGTCAAGAGCATCACCCTGCCCGGTGCCCCTATAAAAGCCCCGCACAAGAAGTATCTTGAAGGTCGTGGGTTTGACCCCGAAGAATTGGAGTTCTACCACGGCATCCTCGGAACCGATATGGTCGGGAATTGGCAGGGCATAGATTTCCGCTACAGGGTCATTATCCCTGTCTACGATGTATGGGGAAACCTCTGCACCTTCCAAGGTCGTGACTACACAGGCAAACAGGAACTCCGCTATAAATGTTGCCCTGTGGACAAGGCGGTAGTCCATCATAAGCACCTGCTTTATGGAGCGGAACTCGCCCGAAACAAGGACAGGATTGTAGTAGTGGAAGGTGTGTTTGACCAATGGAGGATGGGTCCGGGGGCTGTCGCCACTTTCGGAACTTCTCTCACCCGTGAACAGGTGAACCTGCTCTCTTTATGGAAGGAAGTAATTTTTCTCTTTGACCCCGAACCCGAAGCCCAAGAACACGCAAGGGAATATGCAAGGGACATCGCAGCCTGCGGTAGTTATGTGGAAGTGTGTGCAGCCGAGTTCGGCTTGGATGCGAAGGGCAACCCAAGAGACCCGGGCGACTTGACCCCTGCCGAAGCCAAGGACATTATGAAAGAATTAGGGATGACTTGACCCATGTGTGATTATGGAAGCCAAAGAGTTTATCGCTATCTGCGAAGAAGTTTTTCCCGATTGCACTATCAAGGGTGCAAAGAAGACGAAGAACCCTTGCTTGTGTGTTTATATGTCGGGCGTGGGCTACTACGTGGCACACCTGTGGGACAACAAGTGTGTCGCCTGGGGACGTGGCGAAGATTTCTGCGGTAAGCACGATTGGACCCCCGAAGAATTTAGACAGAAACTCCAACAGGTAAAACTTTCATACAGCAAGTAACCTATGACCCTTGAAAAATTTTATTTATATGTTGCATTTAATGGCGAAATTAGGTATATTTTCTATGAAAATAGTACAACAGATAGTTAGTCGGATTTCTATTTGGTGTAGTTTGGTTATAAAACGCTCCCGTGATGTCAAATCCGACAATAGATGTTACGGGGGCGTTTTCCGTATAAACTCTATGAAGACACTGAAACTAGCCATAACGAACAATCCCGACCTGTCGGATGCTATAAGAGTGTATAGCAGTATGTTTCGTATGGCTTACAACCGTCTTCAAGAAGGGTGTTCCGAGAATACTACATGGCATAGACTTAAAGACATTTTTTGTGTAAACTGTTGGCTTGCGTCGTCTGCTGCAAAGGAAGCACATGGGGTAGTTACGCTTAACAAGGGTAAGAAAGTCTTGTTTGGGGGTAAGTGGAACTTAAAGCAATACCTTAAAGGCTTGATTACCAAAGAGCAGTTTAAGCATAAGCGATTAGTGCCCCTATGTAGTATAGGTGAATCTAATTACTATGGTAATCGGCTGTTTTCGTTTGACCTGCCGAACAATCGGGTGACTTACAAACCTTCCCGATATGACCGGACTGAAATCCAATTCTGTTCTGTCAAGAAGAAACTAGCCAACGAGTTAGCCAAGGTTCAAGAACTTGCAAGTCAAAAGAAGATACCTGTAACTGTCAAGTTTACGAATAAACACCTTTATCTTACCTATGACGAGAGCCTTATCTACAACGAAGCATACAAGGGCTTGAAGCACAATCGTGTCTTGGGTATAGATATGAACCCCAACTACATTGGGGTGTCCGTTATTGAGTTTGACAAGAATGACGAATTTAAGATTTTACACAAGGAAGTGTATGACCTAACGGCTCTCACAAAGTCTAGTGGTACATCTTCTACGGATGCTAAATCCAAATACCTTACCAATAAGTTAAAACACGAAACACTTGCTATTGCCCACAAGATTAACAAACTTATGGATTATTGGAAATGCTCTAAACTGGCGGTTGAAGATTTGAGTATCAAGACCTCCGATAAACAAAAGGGCAGAAACTTTAATCGTCTGTGTAACAACAAGTGGGAACGCCAACTCTTTGTGAACAAACTCAAGATGTTGGCGAATATACACAAGTACGAGTTGATTGAAGTAAACCCTGTTTATTCATCTATCGTGGGTAATTTTGCATACGGTAGTCCAAACACTCCCGATATGGTTGCATCCTCTATTGAGATTGCAAGGCGAGCATACAAGAAGTTTGAGAAGGGGTGGTTCTATCCCAAGTTTAGCGTTGAACGAACAGACGAGCGATGGAAGCAAACGCTGTCGGGAGTGAAGACTTGGAAGAATTTATTCCTTAAAGTCAAAGAAGCGAGACTCAAATATCGCTTCCTGCTATCCGACTACATCGGAAATGCAGTCTTGAGTAAAACCTATAACAAGCAAAAGTGGAAACGATATTCTTTTGCATAGGGGGTTATATATTTGGCTTTTAATCTTGGTCTTAAATCAAAAACCGCAGAAGCATCTTTCAGCATTTCCCGTGATGCCCTCGCCCGCTACATTAAGGCGGTGAAGGGAATCATCCCGCAGAAGACAACTGTACCGATTTTGAAGTTTGTTCGCATCTACTACAAAAATGGCGATGGGTATATGCGAGTTTCCGACACAGAATGTTTTGCGGACCTGTCGCTTCAAGGCATCCGAGGCAGCGGAGAGATTGACCTAGCCGTTGAATACACCGCATTGGAATCTATGCTCGCCAAGGCTCCCCGCAGTAGTGGCATCTTCCTCGTAGAGAGGGAAGGTAACAACCTCACCTTCAAGGATAACACCCTCGTCTGCGGTAAGTTCGCAGGTGTGAACGGACAGGATTGCCCCTCTTACTTGGTCGCTAACAAGCCCACCGATGTGCGGGTTGCCATCGGTGACAAAGCCAAGTATGTGAGCAAGTATATCGCTCCGCTCTGCATTGAAGACGAGCAATACACCGCATTGAACCGAGTCCTGCTTGAAGTGAATGGCGATGCCTTCGGGTTCGCTGCGACAGACCGACACGCACTCATTTACACCCTCCCGCTCATTGAAGAACCGAAGCACCGCTACGCCCTGCCTACCAAGGCTTTCAAGGCGGTAGCCTTGTATGATGCCGATTGCACCCTCTGTGTGGATGCGAACACCTATATGTTCTATAACGACCTGTTTGTGGTCTATGGCAAGAACCAAGGGGGAGGCTACCCCGACTTCCACAAACTTGTTTTCCGAGACGGTTTTGACCACGAACACAAAGTCAATGTCAAGACCCTCCGAGACGAATTGAACCGCCTGTCGGGAATCCTCCCGCATTACAAGGAGTTCTGCCCTGTGATGCTCACCTACGATTCCGAATATCTTGGGGTAAAGCCTGTCCCCGAAGACTACGCGTTTGACAAGGGCGGTGTGAAGATGGATTCCATTAAATTGCTTGAACTTATGAAGCGGTTTGATGACAACTCCGCTGTCACCTTCAAATCCACAGGCAATCTAAATCGCCCGACCGTTTGGGCAGATGGCAAGGCAGTGACCTTGTTCGCACCTATGAGGTAATTTATGTCAATATCGCTCAAAAGAGCAAACATCCTTTCTCGTTCAAGATACCACTTGATGGAACATTGAGAACCTGGAAGGCAGGGTGCAAGTCAACCACCCAATCGTACATCAGTCTCCCTGCGGAAACAATGGGAGCCGTACAAGCTCACGCCCTTTAGGGCGTGGGTAGTTGACAACCCAAAAACCGAGGATAACATAATGGAACTATACGATGTAATGAAATTGCTTGAGGGCAAGAACCATCGCTTTGGCGAGGTTCCACAGGTCAATTTTAAACTCGGCAGTAGAACTCTGTCGGTGAACCACAGGGAATTGAGCAAGGATGGCAAGTCTGTCACCATTTTCCTGCAAGTGGAACAGAAGGCACCCGCCAACGGAGTCCAACCATCTTGGCAGATTGACAAGGCATCGCAGAAATCGCAGATGTTGTCCATCAAGGAATGGCTTGAGGCGGGGAACACCATTACACCGCTTGATGCCCTTGAACACTTCGGGTGCTTCCGTTTAAGTGCCCAAATTTTCAACTTGAAGAAGTTGGGTCTGCATATTGATTGCAAGACCGACAAGGACCCCCGAACAGGCAAACGGTACGGAACCTATTGGCTTGTCAAGGAAGAAGACAAGTAGTGCCGTTTTGATGGTAACTTGCTATATATGTAACAGGAGACAATATGAGAGATTTAACGAATACCTCCAAAATCAAGGAATGGGTGTTAGATTGGTTTGAGAACCAATATGGCACCACAAGGGAATGCCTAGAGAACTCCGAGAAGTTGTCTAGTGTTACCTATTTTGACAACTTGGACAGGCTTTCCTTGGAATGCGATGTGGAGTCCGATTTCCTCATTACGGTTCAAGACGGTTCTTTTGAAAATTGCGACTCCATCGGTGAAATCGTGGATGTCATCAAAAATCTAATAGACAAGCGGTTGTAAAAATAAGTAAAATAATCTCTATAAGGCTTGTTAGTAATGCTAGCATTTAGTATATTTATGGCATTGATGAAGACTGCCAAATTACATATATTAGGCGATGGTGCTACCATTAAAGATATGCAAATGTTTAGTAGCATAGTGCGTTTGGCGTATAATCGTTATTTAGACGGGTTTACAGAAAAACAAATAACTGCGTATGTTAATGAGCGTTATTCAGTAAATAGTTGGTTTGTTAGGTCTGCCATAAAAGAAGCCCATAGTCTTATAAATAGACATAACGGCAGGACCATCATATTTGGGGGTAAATGGAATTTAAAACAGTATTTAAGAGGTTTGATAACTAAAGAGCAGTATAGGTATAATCGGTTGTCACCTATCTCTATTGTGGGTGAAGCTAATTATAAGGGAAACCGACTATTTCAACTTGACTTGATTAACAATCAAGTGACTTATCATATATTTAAGGACACTTATAAAAAAATCCGATTTAGCCCCGTCAAGAAGAAACTAGCACAAGAGTTAGCCAAAGTTCAAGAGTTGGCAGAACAGAAGAAAATGCCCGTGACCGTGAAGTTCACGGACAAGCACCTGTACCTTACCTATGACGAAACGCTTATTTATAACGAATCCTACAAGGGATTGAAGCACAATCGTGTCTTGGGTATAGATATGAACCCCAACTACATTGGGGTATCGGTTATTGAGTTTGACAAGAACCACGAATTTAAAGTTCTGCACAAGGAAGTGTTTGACCTAACAAGGCTTACGAAACCTAGCGGTAAGTCAAGCACAGATACGAAGTCCATATACTTTACGAACAAGTTGAAGCACGAAACCCTAGCGATAGCGCACAAGATTAACAGACTTGTAGATTATTGGAAATGTTCTAAACTTGCTATTGAAGATTTGTCTATCAAACCTGCTAATCAAAACAAGGGCAAGTCATTCAACCGTTTGTGCAACAACAGGTGGGAACGCCAACTGTTCGTGAATAAGCTGAAAATGCTCGCAGGAATACATAAGTATGCGTTGGTTGAAGTCAATCCCGCCTATTCTTCAATCGTTGGGAATTTTGCATACGGTAGTCCTAACACGCCCGATATGGTGGCAGCGAGCATTGAAATAGCTAGGCGGGCTTACAAGAAATTTGAAAAAGGGTGGTTCTATCCCAAGTTTAACGTTGAACGAACAGACGAGCGATGGAAGCAAACGCTGTCGGGAGTGAAAACCTGGAAAGAACTGTTCCGAAAAGTCAAAGAAGCGGGACTCAAATACCGCTTCCTGCTATCCGACTATGTCGGAAATGCAGTCTTGAGTAATTTCTATAAACAGCGGATGTGGACTAGTCACGTATTCGCATAACATTAAAGGAATTATATTTTGCAGCTTTGGCATCCTAACATTTTGCACGAACTCCCCGACAAACTTTTGACAGCCCTGCACAGAGACATTTGCAAAATCCGCTCCTCGCAATGGCGTAGCCCGACCAATGCAAGAACTTGGTTCTATGCCCTTCCTTGGGGTGCTTTGATTTGGTATCACGGCAAGGTGATTCGTGAAATGCAACGCCGTAAATGGAAGCCCTCCGCTGTGTGGTTTGACCCTCTCTATCGTGGCAAGTCCCTGCCGATGGCATCCACTATGACCGAAGCGGATATTTCCCGCAAGCGGTGGAACGACATCTTCTGCAAGACCTGTCCTATCCCGCAGACCAAGTTTGAACAGATGCTCAATAAATGGAAGGCGGTTAAGGAGGTATAGGCTTGGCAGATACCGCTTCCACCCTCCTGCCCAAATTGAACGAATGGCTGAAACAACAAAATGTTTCGGCTCGTGTCGTCGTTAAGGGCAAGGACATCCTTGAAATCCGTATGGAAGCACAGGACTTGTTCGCAGAACAGTTCTCCATCAAGAAGAAACTTTCTGTCAAGACTCACGTTTCCGTACAAGACCTCGCACAGAAAAGCAAGCTCAAGCCGAAGCCGAAAGAAGATGCTCCGAGGGGCGGTTTTAACCTGCACTTGGTCGCCCATAAGGATAGTATGTGCGATGCCGACTTGACACGCCTGCACGATATGACCCAAAGTTATTCGTTCCTGTCCGCTACCCGCCTTGATAGCAAGGTATGGGAAACGACTTGCCGTGAGGTCGTGTGGCTTGCTTCGGGGTTCTTTTCCGAATCCCATAAGTGGGATAAGGCTTGGCTTGCCAAGACGGAACAGAAAGGTGGCGGTCCTGCCGTAGTCAAGGGAAAGTTTGATGGCATCCCTGCAACCCTTGACAAGATAAAGGAATGCTTGGACTACATTGAGAATGCCCACGCAAATGGGGGCTATTGGTTCCCTCCTTTGGAGAAGGGCAAGATTCCCCGCAAGTCCTTGGCATCCTTCCTTTGTTCGCAGACAAAATCGGGCACAGAATGGAGTCCGTTTTGCGAGGTGGTTTGGGAAATGAACAAGGATGTCGCCATCAAGTCTTCACTCCCGAAATTGGCGGTAGCCCCTGCGGAACAGGCTATCAAGGATTCTCCGTACTTGAGTAGTATGCCCGCTAGTTCCATCGCTACTTATTGGAACGGAGTGAAGAAGTTTGTGGATTGGTATAACCTCAACCGAGATATGCTTATGTCTAGGGTGGACAACAGGGTTCGCCTCGCAGACATCGGTATGGCTGTAACACTTGTAAAGGAATGGAATGCTGCTGCTAGTGGCAGGGTTCTGCCTGTGACTTTCATCTACCCCGGAAACGAGAAATGGTTCCGTTTCGTGCAATGGTGCAAGACTTATAGAGGTGTAATTTTACCTAGTTATAGAGATTAAGAGGTATAATTATAGGGATGGATAGGCAAGTTGTAAATTATGAGCTTGACAAGTGTTATAAAACATTATATATTTATGGTATGAAGACGGTAAAACTGCAAATATCAAACACTCCCGATGTATTAAACGATATGCGGGTTTATAGCAGTGCCGTCCGTTTAGCATTCAATCGCTACCAGGACGGACTGTCCGAAAAGGAAGTCTATGCTTCTGTAAGTAAATGCTTTGATTTTAATTGTTGGCTAGTCCAATCCGCATCAAAAGAAGCACACGGATTATTTGAATCTCAAGGACAAGTTCGTATATTATTTGGTGGAAAATATAATTTAAAACAGTATTTAAAAGGCTTAATAACCAAAGAGCAGTTTAAATATAATCGTTTAGTGCCTTTATGTAGTATTGGGGAAATGGCTAAAAGTGGAAACCGCCTTTTTGATTTTGACCTAGATAATAGGAAAGTAGTCTATAAGCCTAACCGTCAAAGGCATATAGACATACAGTTTAATCCCGTCAAGAAGAAACTAGCTAACGAGTTAGCCAAGGTTCAAGAACTCGCAAGCCAAAAGAAGATGCCCGTGACAGTAAAATTTACGGACAAGCACTTGTATCTCACTTATGACGAGTCATTGATTTACAACGAAGCCTATAAGGGCTTGAAGCACAATAGAGTTCTTGGGCTAGATATGAACCCCAACTACATTGGGGTGTCCGTTATTGAGTTTGACAAGAACGACGAATTTAGGGTTCTTCACAAGGAAGTGTACGACTTAACCGCACTCACGAAATCTAGTAGTAAGGCTTCTTCGGATTCAAAATCCAAATATCTTACAAATAAGTTGAAGCACGAAACGCTTGCTATAGCTCACAGGATTAACAAGTTGGTGGACTATTGGAAGTGCAGTAAACTCGCCATTGAGGACTTGTCTATCAAGCCTAAAGACCAAAATAAGGGCAAGACATTTAACAGGCTTTGCAACAACAGGTGGGAACGCCAACTGTTTGTGAACAAACTCAAGATGCTTGCTGGCATACACAGGTATGAATTGGTAGAGGTAAACCCTGCCTATTCCTCCATTGTTGGTAACTTTGCATACGGTAATGAGAATACGCCCGATATGGTTGCTGCATCTATTGAGATAGCCCGTAGAGCATACAAGAAGTTTGAGAAGGGGTGGTTCTACCCCAAGTTTAACGTTGAAACCCAAGACGAGCGATGGAAGCAAACGCTTGGTGGAGTGAAGACTTGGAAGAACCTATTCCGAAAAGTCAAAGAAGCGAAATTGAAATATCGTTTCCTGCTATCCGATTATGTTGGAAATGCAGTCTTGAGCATAAACTATAAACAGAAAATGTGGCAACGTTACGCATTTTCATAGTTATTTATACTTTATGTATTTCGTAATCCCCGACTACAGGAACGCATAATGGCTTTTGACATACAAAAAATGATGTGGGCACAGTCCCGAATGCCCGAACCGATGGAACCCATTGCGGGTGTCAAATATGTGGCAGAATTTACCAAGGTGGAAAAGGACACCGTTGCCCTTAATTGGTTCACGCACAATAAGGATGCTTGGAAGAAGATTCTTGAAGGTGTCCGCAAGTTACCCGAAAGACAATACAATGCTGCCACAAAGAAGTGGGAGGTTCCTTGGAATCTCTACACCGAGAAATGGCTTGTCGCTTCGGGATGGAAGGAACCACCGAAGGAAAAAGACCCTAACGAAAAGAAGGAAGACCCCCGCATCAAGCAGCAGTCTAAAATTGATGCGACCAGACTTGACCCCGAAGGAACCTTGATTCCGGGGCTTCGCCCGTACCAAATTGACTTCCTCAAGTTCGCCCAAATCCGACACGGCAGGCTTGCTCTCGGTGACGAAATGGGTTGTGTCTGTGGCGATATGACCGTCCTTGCTCGCAAGGATGGCAAGGAACAAAAGATTAGCCTTGAGTCCCTTTACAGGAAATTCCGTAAGACCAAGGAAAAGTGCGATTGGGACATCCAATGCCTGCTTGATGATGGGCACACCATCGGATTCGGTGAGATTGTAGATGTCTTGCAGAGCGGGTTGAAGAAGTGCATCCACGCCACCTTTGAAGACGGCTCTTACTTGATTGCTACTCCCGACCACAAGGTTCTCACCGACAGCGGGTGGGTTGAACTCAAGGACACGGTGAATACCTATGTCCAAACCGATGGCATCAACGGTAACTTTATGTCCAAGGTGGCATTTATCCGCTCCGCAGGAATGCGGATGACCTACGATGTCAAGGTTCTCAACTATAGTAACTTTGTCGCCAATCACACGATTGTGCATAACTGCGGTAAGACCGTGGAAGCCCTCTCTTGGATGGTCTATGCGAATGCCTACCCTGCCCTCTATGTTGTCAATGCTCCGACCAAGTTGCAATGGCAGGAGGCTTACAGGAAATGGGTAGGGGCGACCAAGAAACATTACCCCGATGTTGAAGTCTTGAGCGGTAAGACTCCCCATCCCCTGTCCAAGTACAAGAGCTACATCATTAACTGGGATGTGCTCTCGGATTGGACGGGACATTACGAAACCGTAGAAAAGAATGGCGAATCCCGTGTGGTCTATATCTGTGATGGTCCGCTTGCACAGGTGGGTTTCCGTCTGCTTGTGGGTGATGAAGTCCAAGCCATCGGAAACCCCGAATCGCAGAGAGCGGTCGCCTTCAAGGAACTCTCCAAGATTATCCCGCATTGCATCGGTATGAGCGGAACTCCCGCTATGTCCAAGCCTATGCAATTTTGGACTCTGCTTTCTATCGTAGAGCCTTCTATGTTCAAGAACTTCTTTATGTTCAAGAACCGCTATTGCGACCCGCAGACCGATGAATACGGCAGGACAAAGTATAATGGTGCTTCCAACATTGAAGAACTCCACGAATTGCTTGTCCGTTGTATGCTCCGCAGAACCAAGAGCGAAGTTATGAAAGACCTGCCCCCGAAGGTTATGGAAGTCGTGCCCCTTGAAGTCAATGAGTCCGAAATGGATGCCTACTATGAAGAAGAACGCATCGCATTTTCGGGTGAGACCATCAAGGGCGAAAAGGAGAGTGCCCGCAATAAAGTTGCCCATCTTCTCCGAACCGCCTATGCCCTCAAGGAAAAGTCTATGCTCCAATGGATTGAAGACTTCCTTGAATCGGGCAAGAAACTTCTCCTGTTTGCTTGGCATCGCTCTGTGGTGGAAGTCCTCTATGACACCCTCAAGGAGTATAACCCCGCCTTGATTTATGGCGGTATGTCATCTACAGACCGAGAAGCAGCCCGCAAGAAGTTCATTGAGGACTCTCGGTGCAGGGTCATCGTGGCGAACATTCAAGCAGGCGGTGTCGGCATTGATGGTTTCCAAGAGGTCTGCTCGGATGTCGCTTTTGCGGAATTTTCGCACACCCCGAACTTCCACAGGCAGGCAGAAGACCGCCTTCACAGGTCGGGACAGCATAACTCTGTCACATCCTACTATCTTGTAGCCCCGGGCACCGTGGATATGGAAGCCATTGAAGTTTTGGATGCTAGAGCGAAGATGCTTGATGGTGTCCTTGATGGAAAAGAAACCGCATCCACAGACCTTCTTACAGAAATCTTGGAACGCAAGGGTGCCAAATTTTATGGCTAACCTGCTATATCTCTACCGAGGATTTGAGCAATGTTAAGACGAGAAAAAATTGAGCTATCCGAAGAACGCAGGTTGCTTTCAAATATGGTTATGTCTACGGCTATCCTGTCCAAGTGCAGGAAAAGTTGTGACCCTCTACTGTTTGAAAGTTCTATGGGCAAGATTGTCGCATCTTGGGTGCTATCCTTCTTTGATAAGTATGGGGTAGCCCCGCAACAGGCTATCACCGACATTTATATGAACAGGGCTTCGGAACTCAAGGAAGCCGATAGCGATATGGTCAAGGCATTCCTTGACACCTGTTCCGATGAATGGATGCCCACCAATGAAGCCCTTGCTACAGACAACGCCATCAAGTATTTGCAGAAGCGGTCGCTTGCTCTGCTTGTGGAGAAACTTTCAAGGGCGGTGCAGAACAATGACACCGCAGGCGGGCTTCACGCCATCGCAGACTTCACCAAGCCCGATGTGCGACAGGCACAGGTTGTGAATTTGTTCAAGGATGCAGCAGTCATCGCCAACGCATTCGTGAACGATGAAGAAGAAATCTTTACGATGCCCGGAGTGCTTGGAAGTGTCATCGGTCCCTTCATCCAAGAAGACTTCATTGCGGTCATCGGTCCTCCGAAAAGCGGTAAGACTTGGTGGTTGATGACTATTGCAGTACAGGCAGCATTGCAGGGAAAACACGTCCTCTATGTGTCCCTTGAAATGTCCGAGAAGCAGGTTATCCGTAGATTTTGGCAGATGCTTACAGGAACCTCCCGCTATGGTGAAGAAGTCCCCTATCCGAAGTTTGTCTATAACGAGGATGGCACCTGCCAAATCGTAGATGACCGGGAACAGACCACCCGTGTGGATGCCAACCAAGAAAGCATTGAAAAGGCACAGGCAGCTATCCGCAGGATTACCCGCAATGACAAGTTTGAACTCCGCACCTTCCCGACAGGTACATTGTCTGTAAGGGGTCTTGAAGCCGAACTCAAGGATATGGAAGTCTATAACGGATGGGCACCCGAAGTCATCTGTGTGGACTACGCGGATATTATGGATTTGGGTCCGGGCACAGACGAGCGTGAGAAGATTAACAGGACTTGGAAAGCCCTGCGTGGTCTTGCAAGTACCCGCAAATGTATGGTCGCCACCGTGTCGCAGACAGGCCGTGCAACCGTTAGCGGTGAACAGGATGCTGCCGAAGACCAAGTTTCCGAAGATATTCGTAAGGTCGCCCACGTGACCAAGATGATTACAATTAACCATACTCCGACCGAAAAGAAAAGAGGCATCACCCGCCTCGCCTGTAACACCACCCGTGACGGTGCCCCGATACAGGATTCCGTGGTCTGTACGAGTTGTCTTGCTATCGGTCGCCCATACTTGGAATGTGAATTGCTCTCCAATGTGGATATGCGTCAAGATGAACAATGGAACGGCAATGAGGATGGGGATGAAGACGGCAGTATGCCCACTCGCCGTACAGGTAGAAGAACAGGTAGCCGAGGCAGGCGAGTAGGTTACGGCAGATAGATTTCTAAAAAAAACCGAGGACTCAACAAATGAACACTATCCACATCTATAACAAAGATTGCCTCAAGTGTGTCAAGGAGGATATTGCCCCGCATTCTGTGGATTGCGTGGTGACATCCCCTCCGTATGGCGGTCACGTCCATAATGGTCGCAGGAAGAATGCTTCCATTAACAAGACCTACGATGTCTATGAGGACAACATAGACACCGAAGCCTATAACAAGTTGTGCGTGGACTTGTTTAAGGGTTTTGAGACCGCATTGAAGCCTAATGGGGTTGTCTGTTGGAATGTGTCCTATAACAAGGCTAATTCCGAACAGTTCCTTCGGGCAATCTACAACATCATTAACGAAACCGAGTTCACCATTGCAGAAGTGATGACTTGGAAGAAGCCGATGGCTATTACGGTGGATAGCCCGAACAGGCTTACCCGCATCTGCGAACAGGTCTATATCCTTGTCCGCAGAAGCGACTATGAGACCTACTTCTGTAACAAGCCTGTAAGTTCTGTGGACGAGTCGGGCAAGAAATGGTATAGCGGGGTTATGAACTACATAGAGGCTAAAAACAGCGATGGTCCGAATGACCTCAATGGGGCTGTGTTTAGCACCGAATTTGCTACTAAACTCATAAGCCTTTATTGTCCTGTAGGCGGGGTAGTCTATGACCCCTTTATGGGTACAGGCACTACCGCCAAGGCTTGTGTAGTCACCAACCGAAAATGTGTCGGCAGTGAGTTGTCTTTGGCTCAATGCGAGTACGCCAAACGCAGGGTGGATTCCCTCCTTGCTAGAGTGGTCATTGAGAAGGATGCCCCGCAGCCGGAAGTGAAACCCGCCAATACCGAGGAGGCGTAATATGGAAGAAGAAATCAAGGGTGGTTATGACTTGACAAAGGCAGGTCCCAAGGTTGTGGAACGCTTTGACGAGGCAACTCAAAGAGACGAGAAGGATGGGGACAACATCTGCATCCTGCACGGTCTTGAAAAGGCTATGATTGGAACCACGCAGATTGGGGACAATACCGTAGCGGTCTATGAGAGGGGCTTGTGTCTCAAGTGCCTCGCAGAAGGCTATAGCGATGAAGACATTCGGGAACTCCATAAGGATGAATACTCCGAAGAAGAATTGCAGGACCCTAGCCTTATTGCAGACTTGAAACTTCGGGATGCCGAGGAATTTTTTGAATATAACACTATGCGTAGCCTGCCCTACGCCCACGATGCTGCCCCTGTCATTGTTGAGGGCTTCAGCGTGGACACCGAGGCTTGGGACCACTTCTAACCGATAGTATGGTGCTATATAACTATTACCGTGAACGCAACAACATAAAGGAAAAACCAAATGGTGATTCAAATTGAAAAAGCTAAACTCATTGAATCCCTCAAGAAAGTAATGCCCGGTGTGGAAAAGGGCAATACCGTCATTGATGGGGCAGACCAACTTCTTTTCACAGGGGCTTCTGTAAGTTCCTACAATGGCGAAATTGCCGTCTCTGCACCCTGCGACACACAGAATGTGTCCTTCTCGGTGAAGGGACTTGACTTCTACAATCTCGTCTCTCGTATGTCCGATGTGATGCTTTCCCTTGAAATTGTGGAAGGCAAGGTGAAGATTAAGGCAGGTCGCACCAAGGCTTCTATGACCCTCTTGGACTCCTCCAAGGTGATGGAACTCATTAAGGACCTTGACCTTGCCTCCTTGGAATACAAGCCTGTTTCCGAAGAATTTATTGATGCCGTCCGCATCTGCTCTCTTGCGGGCAACGCAGAATCCATCAAGGGTGTGGCGGTGAGCGACTACGAAGACACCTCCGCTGTCTTTGAAACCGACACCAACCGTGTCTGCATTAACAAACTCCCCGAAAAGATGGACACCTTCTGGGTGGATGATGCCACCTTCAATAATGCCCTCAAGGTCGGCACCCCGAATCAGTATAGCGTTAGCGAAACTTGGCTTCACCTCAAGTATGAAGATGGCACCGTTTTCTCGGCAAAACGCAAAGACCACTCCGCATATCCGTTTGAAACCCTCGCTGCATTCCCCGAAGCCTTCAAGAACGCACAGGTCATCGTCAAGGGTCGCCTCCCGAACAACATTGCCGAAGCCGTGTCCCGTGTCGCCATCCTTGCATCGGGTGTAGAAAACAAGAATGCCCGCTTGGTTCGCCTCACCTTCAGCAAGACCGAACTTGACCTCTACGCAGAAAAGGTCGGTGGTGAAGCCTCCGAAACTATCCCTTGGGAATCCGAACTTGAAGAAGACCCGCAGGGTGTGGAAGTTTGGGTGAACACTTCCTTCCTCTTGGAAGCATCCAATAAGGTGATGGACTTCACCCTTTGCTACTTGAATATGGACCCGTCCGCTCCTCCGTCTCTGTCGCTCGCATTCCAATCGGGCGATTATATGCAGTTCGTGTCCGCTGCGACCAAGCAGACTAACGAATAATTTGTTGTGTCCCCGTAAAAGGGGTGTCAAGGCTTAACCGCGTTGGCACCCTTTATTTGGGGCCTCTATCGTTTTAACACTTTTACGGGAAATACTTTTATGGGATTTTTCAAGATTCCGACCGCTATTCAAGCGATGGCAGTAAAGCCGAAACTTACAGGGTGCCTTGCGTGCAAATTAGACCAATCGGGAAAAGAATCTGTATTTGCGGGTGAAGGCAAGGACAAGGTTCTAATCCTTTGTGACCATCCCCGTGGAACTGAAGGCAATACGCACGACACGGTATTCCTGCACAAGATGTATGATTATCTTTGGGACTTGCAGGGGAAGCGTGGATTGCCCAACGACTTTCTTGAATCGGCCTGGATTGGATATGTCCTGCCGTGTCCGTGCAAGAAGGACCAGGAGCCTGCTCCCGACTGCTGCAAGGAACGCCTGGAACGACTGATTGCGGAACTGAAGCCGAACGTGATTATCCCGATGGGTCCCGCTGCTATCCAGGCCCTCATTTGGGACAGGATGTCGGGGCGTATCAAGAACACGAAGCCGTCCGACCTTTACGGCAAGCGTATTCCCGACCGTCACTATAATTGTTGGATTTGCCCGACCTACTCTCCCGAATTTTTGACGTGGCAGCGTGACGATAACTGCCCGTATATGTATTTCTCGCAGCACATTCGCCTCGCCTACCAACTTGTAGATACCCCACTGCCGAAATTGCCCACAGACATCCGAACCACAGGCGATGCAGAACAGGCAGCACAATGGATTGACGAAATCATTGAATGGGGCGAAACCGACCAACTTGACAAATCCCCCGAAGGCTACCACGATGTAGCCATTGACTACGAAACCACAGGCTTGAAGCCCCATCGTGAAGGGCACTCTATCAAGGCTGCATCTGTGGGCTACCGCAAGGATGGCGAATACCACGCCATCGGATTTTGGTGGGACAGCGACAATGAACATTTGATTAACTCTTGGTACAGACTCACTCACCATAAGTCCATCGGTATGGTCGCTCATAAGGCAGACTACGAAGCCTGTTGGACTAGGTTTAGGGCGGGTCTGCACGGCACCCGAACCGATTGGATTGATAATTGGTCTTGGGACACCTGCTTGGGTGCCCACGTCATTGATAACAACCAAAAAGTCGGCTTGAAACTTCACACCTATTGTGAACTCGGAGTCATCGGTTACGATGACAAGGCAGACGAGTTTATTTCCAAGACGATGCCCGGGGAAGACCCTCAAAGTTGCAATTCCTTCAATATGCTCAAGAAGGATGTGGGCATCCCCAAGGGCGAAATTGCCTTCTATTGCGGGCAGGACTCCGCTTATACCATTGCCCTGCGTGATGTGCAGTCCGCTCAAATGGCGGGCTTGGAGAAGCCCTTCCGCTTCTTTATGCAGGGTATGGATGCCCTTGCCCGTGTGCAGTCCGAAGGTCTGCCGATTGACTATGACAAAATCAATGCCTTGCAGACCGAATTGGAAGCCAAGTATAAGGAATCCGAAGATGCGGTCAAGGCATCCGAAGAAGCAAAGAAGTGGTGCAAGTTGCATCCGGGCGAAACCTTCAACCCACTCTCCAACAAACAACTTGTGGATGTCCTGTTCAAGATTTGCGAATTGAAACCGCCTTCGGGTAAGGAAGACGCAACAGGCGATACCCTTGAAAAGTTGGGAACCCCCTTCTGCAAGGCTATCCTCGGTATGCGTCGTTGGGCGAAGATTATGGACTTCTTGGATAGCTACAGGCGAGAAGCGGTGTGGGATGAAGAAAAGCAGGCATACCTTATTCGTCCGTTCTTCAACCTGTCCACAGGTGCAGGCGGTGATGGCGATGCGGGTCCCCGAACCTACCGTTCCTCTGCCGACTCCCCGAACTTTCAAAACATTCCGAAACGAGACAAGGAAATGAAGAAGTTGCTCCGTTCCCTGTTTGTAGCCCCGAAGGGCTACAGGTTTATGGAAATGGACTACAAGAGCCTTGAAGTGATGGTGTCCGCATCCTACCATCACGACCCGCAGATGATTCACTACTTGCAGAACCCCGCCTCGGATATGCACCGAGACACCGCCTGCGATATGTACATCCGCACCCCCGAAGAACTTACCAAGGATGAACGCTCCACCATCAAGGCGGGCTATGTGTTCTCGTCCTTCTATGGTGCATCCTACAAGTCTTGTGCCCGCTATATGTGGAACAATATGCCGAAGACCACCAAGGAACACTTGATGAAGGATTGCGGAATCAAGACCTACGAAAAATGGGAAGCCCACGTTAAGAAGGGTGACGACATCTTCTGGAATCAGCGATTCAAGGTTTACAATGCTTGGCGTAAGACCGAATGGGAACGCTACCAAAAGTATGGCTATGTGCAGTCCTACACAGGATTCCGCTGCTATGGTCCGATGGGTTACACCGAAGCGACCAACCGCTGTATTCAAGGCTCCGCATTCCACATCCTCTTGAAAGCACTCACCTACGACTTGAAGGATTTCAAGGCACAGGGCTTGCAGTCCTGCATTATCGGACAAATTCACGATGCTATCATTGCTCTTGTGAAGGAAGGCGAAGAAGACCAGGTTGCGAAGATTGTCTATGGTAATGGCGTTAAGCGTGTCAGCAAGGAATTTCCGTGGATTTGCGTTCCGCTTGTGATTGAAGCCGACGCTTCTTTCGTGGACGGGTCCTGGGCTAAAATGACCGAAGTGGGTGCCCTGTGCGATGACGGTATGCCCGAAAATTGGCAGGCGAAGTTTGAAGAAGCACATTGACGCTATCCAACTATATAACAAGTAAGGACCTAACTTATGTCTAATTTCCAAGTTGCGAAGAAATCCCTTCAAGACATTCAAGCGGTAGTCACCGAAGCCCTTGATAATCTTGACAGGCTCCCGCCCGAAGAAGTCGTTCCTGTGGAGAGGGCTATCAATGCCGTCCACGAATGTGCCCAGGGCTACGAAGACCACCTTAACAATTTGTCCGTGGAATCGTGCTGCTACATTCTGCTTAACAGGTATCTTGAACGCACCCCGACCCCTACGGAAGTCACTACGTTCAAGTCTGTTATGGAAATTACGCTGCATAACAATTTCGGTGTTCCCACGGAAAAGTTTGAATCACCTAAAACCGAGGAATAACCTATGATTAGTTATACAGACCCCGACCAAGTGCGTAGGGAGTTCACGGAAATCCGTGAAGACCTTAATAACGAAGAAGATTTATCCGTTATTAAGGATAAATTGGACGTAGCCATTAGTGACTTTGACGAACTCACTGACGATTACGACCGACAAATTAACAATATGGATGCGGACATTTCCAACCAAAACGACGAAATTGAAGAATTGCGTGAGCAGTTGGAAGAACTTAAACCGTCTAGTGGCTCTTTGGAAACCTACGCAGCATCTATGCTCCAAGCATTCACGGGTCACGAACCGTCTATGGGTGAAGTGCTTTCGCTCAAAGAAGACCTTGAAAAACTCTTAACCACCAAACACAACATTTCCCTGGGGAACTTGTAATATGTCACTTTACAACGTATATCGTCCGAAGACGTTTGCCGAAATGGTCGGCAATGCCGAAGTCATCAACGCAGTCCAAACCCATTTCGCACAGGACCCGAAGCGTGTGTCCCACTGCCATATCTTCTATGGTCCTAGCGGGACGGGTAAAACTACCATCGCCCGCATTATCGCTACGGAACTGCTTCACGCTGACCCCGATTTCAGCATTCACGAAATCAATACGTCCGACAACCGTGGTATTGATACCGTCCGTGAAATCCGTGAACAGATGCGTGGTCTGCCCCTTAAAGGCAAGGCGGTCGTGTATATCATTGACGAAGCCCACGGAATGACCGCAGACGCTAAACGTGCGTTCTTGAAGCCGACCGAGGATATGCCGTCCCACGTCTATTTCTTCTTCTGCACCACGAACCTTACGCAGTTGCTCAAAGGCGACGAAGGCAAGGCTCTTGGAACCCGCAGCACCCAATGGAAGTTGGAACCGCTCAACGCCCGTCAGTTGGGCAAGTTGGTGCTTCGCACTGCCGAAGTTGAAAAGTTCAACGTGGACGACAGGGTGCTTGCTGCAATCATTGAATTTGCGGACGGCTCGCCCCGTGCTGCTTTGAAAGCCCTTGAAAAAGTGATGTCTAGCCCCGACGACATTGAAGCACAGTTGAAGATTCTTGAAGGTGGATTGGAAGAAGACCCCGACACCTTGAAGTTCTGCCGTGCCCTCACTGCGGGTAAGCCTTCTTGGAAGGAAATTGCCGAATGCTTGAAGGATATGAAGGGCAGGGTGGATTCCGAAACCGTCCGTCGTGGTGTCCTCGGCTATTGCACCTCCATTATGCTCAAGAATGGCTCCGACCGCATTTGCAGGGTGATGGAAGAATTTGCGGTGAACACCTATGACACTTCATTTTCGGGATTGGTTCTCGCAGCGTGGAGGTCTATGCACTAAATATGAGTTCCTTGCGTGAACTACCGCCACCATAAATGGTGGCAGCTTCTAGTCTTCGTCTCAACGCAGCTGCTTGCTCATAAAAGCCATAAAAGCTATTACCCGTAGTGGTAGCATTGCTCAACGGTGGGTTGTTCCAACCACACAACTAGATTATGGGTTCTAGCCAGACCTCATAACTTCGTATACAGCAAGCACTTACTCACTTCCATCAAGAATGTTAATCCAATCATTGTTTCAGTTGGGACATCCTAAGTTATCAAAGACAGATTTCTTTGCTCGACAACCTAAATATAGCTTATCTCTTTATGTTTGGCAGGCATTTTTATTATTTTTTGGCTGCCTTACCCACGCCCTAAAGGGCGTGAGCTTGCGGCAGCATTTATGTCAAAACATAAACAATTCTTTTAGGTATTATCGTGAAGAAAAATCAAAATCCGAACAAGGTTGGCGGTGTCGCCATTGAAAACTGCCTGGTGCTTGAGGCATTGGGCGGAGACAAGTTCAAGGTGAGACTCCCCAACGAGCACGAAATGATTTGTCACCTGTCGGGCAAGATACGGAAGAACCATATCCGTATTCTACCCTACGACAACGTGACGATTGAGGTCAGTCCTTACGATGTAATGAACAACGGCAGGATTGTCTATCGCAACAAAAAATAGTGTGGTGCTATATATCTAGTGTCGGATGGATAGCTCAATGGTTAGAGCAATGGACTCATAACCCATCGGTTCCGAGTTCAAGTCTCGGTCCATCCATTAACCTTCCTACCTCTTGCTCTGTCTATGGCATTTGATTGTATAATTAACTCAAAGAAGAAAATCGTGGATTCCCATAAGGACATTGACCTTATTTGTGCCGATGTGGTGGAAGCCCTCAAGAGTATGCCCGAAGGTTCTGTGGATTTGTCTGTAACCTCCCCGCCATACAATTTGGACATCAAGTACGATGGGCACGATGACGCTATGACCGATGCCGATTATTGGTCTTGGTTGAAGTCGGTGTGGAAGGAACTTTTCCGAGTCACCAAGGACAATGGGCGATTTTGTGTGGAAGGTCCGATTGCTGCAAATAACGATTTTTGGATAGGTAAGTGCTATAATACCCTTATGGAAGCAGGGTGGCAGATTATGACCGTAATCACTTGGGCAAAGACCAACATTACGGCTAGAACGGCTTGGGGCAGTTGGGCTTCGCCTGCGAATCCCTATTGTAACAATCCCGAAGAAATCGTACTTGTCTGCTATAAGGGTTCTAGGCACAACCCCGCTAACGGCAGGGAACCTATCATTACCCCGAAAGAATTTATTGCCTACACCACAGGTATGTGGACAGACATTCATCCCGAATCCGCTACGAGAGTAGGTCATCCCGCTCCGTTTCCTGTGGAACTCCCGAAGCGGTGTATTAAACTCTTTGCCTACAGGGGTGACACCATCCTTGACCCCTTCAATGGAAGCGGTAGCACAGGCATAGCAGCCCTTCAATGTGGATGTAAGTACATCGGGATAGACATATCCCAAAAGTATCTTGACATTTCACGTGAACGCATCTATGATGCTTTAACTAAACCCCTAACCCAAAAGGAACCTAACAATGGCTAATTATGCTTTCTCCATCGGTCAAGTGGACCCCGATTTGGAAATTGACTTTATGGACTTGCAGCCCCCTGTGGCGATGCAGGCTTCCCTGTATGGCTACTATAGCGAAAAGGCGGTGGATGCTCGTGCCGAGCGTGACTCTGCCGTAAACGAACTTGACAAGATGACCGCTGCGGTGGAACTTGAAATTCGTGAAGATGCTGCCAAGAGCGGTGAAAAACTTACCGAAGCCAAGGTGAATGCCAAGGTGGAACAGGACAAGCGTGTGGTCGCTCTCAAGGAAGATGTGGTGGAAAAGAACCGCATCCTGCAACGCCACGAAGCCAAGTGCCGTGCCCTTGACCACAAGAAGTCTATGATTGAATGTGCGGTTCGTATGATGCTCTCCAAGTCCAATGTTATGAGCGAAAAGGGCGTTGCCGAAGATTGGGCAGGCGATGAATCGCAGAAGGCTATCCGCAATCAGTTGCGAGGTGGCAAGTAACCAAAAGTTTCAATATAACTTATAGCCAAAATGACGCTATGTTGCTATATTGAAATTGGACAATAATTATGTTAATGTATAAGACCTACAAGTATAAGTTATATAATAGGGATGCCTTGAAGTATCTTGATAGGATTCTTGTAATTGCAGGTCAAATATACAACCATTGTATAGCATTACATAAAAAGTATTACCTGTTATACCATACTTTCTTAAACAAATATATTTTACAAAAGTATATAACTAAATTAAAGAAATTAAATCCAGAATGGAATGAAGTTCCTTCACAGGCTATCCAAGATATTACAGAAAGAATAGATAGGGCATATAGGTTGTTCTTTTCCAATTTAAAAAAAGGAAGGAAAACGAATCCACCACGTTTTCAAAAAGTGTCTAAATACCATTCATTTTCTCCAAAGCTAAAAGGATATAAGTTTCACGATAGCAACAAAGTCCGTATAGGCAAGAAGGAATTTGCCTATTGGAACAGCCGTCCGTTTGACGGCAAGATAAAGACTTTAACCGTAAAACGTAAGAACAACGGCTACTACATATACGTCGTGGTTGAACAGGAAGAACAGGTTGAAAATTGGGCAAAATCGGGTAAAATCGTTGGCTTTGATTTCAGTCTAAAGAACTTCCTTGTATCGTCCGATGGCTCGGATTGCAGTATGCCGAAACTATTGCAGCGAAACCTAAAATCCCTGCGGAACTTGAGCCGTAAATACTCAAAGTCCAAAGGGAAACGAGGCTCGCTGCGGACGCTACAAAAACTGCACGAAAAGGTGGCAAACCAAAGGACTGACCTACATTGGAAACTTGCTAGGAAACTATGCAAGGATTACGATGTGATGGTGTTTGAAACTCTTGATTTGGCTAGTATGGACAGGCAGTTCAAGAAATCCATAAACGATTTCGGGTTCAATGTTTTCCTGTCTATACTAGAATACATAGCACACAGGACGGGAAAGACCGTTTTATATGCGGATAGGTATTTTGCTTCCTCGCAGTTGTGCAGTTCTTGTGGCTTCAAGAACGTAGCGTTGAAAGACATTAAAATCCGTGAGTGGGTCTGCCCTAGTTGTGGAAGCAGACATAACAGGGATTTCAACGCTGCACTGAATCTACAAAAGGTAGGGGCATCTACCTTTAGCCAAGGACACTCTAATTTGAGTGTCGGTTAGTATCTTGCTATATGTATAGTAAGAGTATGCCAATATATTGAATTATCGCCCCTCGCGGAGTTCTCCTATTCTCCGCATCGGGCATCGTGAAAAGTGAACAGAAACAAAACGCAAAAAGCAAAAACTAACATTAAAGGAGTCTTATATGGCAGGATTTGACCGTAGCCGTATTAGCGGTGGTTTGAACCGCAGAACCCAGCAACAAACAGATACCCGTGAATCGGGCGGTGGCATTGGTCGCCAAGGATTTATGGATTATTCCACCCATCGCTTGAAGTTCTTCAAGATGGGCGACCCGGGCACCTACCACGACCTCAACATTCTCCCGTGGGTCATCAGTTCCAAGAAACATCCCGAAGTCGTTGCCAAGCACGCCAATGTTGGCGACCCCGACTATGTGCTTGATGTGATGGTTCATACCCGCATCGGACCGAACAATGGCGATTACATCTGCCCGAAGAAGAATTTCGGTCTTCCCTGCCCGATTTGCGAATACGCAGACGAATTGAACAAGAATCCGAAGACCAAGAAGGAAGCAAAGGACTTGTTCGCAAAGCGTAAGTGTGTTTATCTTGTGCAGGAACTCACTGACGAGTTCCACGCCAAGAGCGAAGAACCGATGGTGTTTGAAGTCTCTCACGCAGTCTTCTCCAAGGACTTGCAGAGCCGTGCCACCTCCTGCCTGCGTGGTAAGGGTGTGGTGAACTTTGCCGACCCCGATGTGAAGGTTGGTAAGGTGGTTTCCTTCTCCGTCAACGAAGAATCTATGGGCGATGGCAGAAAGTTCAAGAAGGCTGCCAACTTTGAGTTCAACGAACGAGCCGAAGAAATTTCCGATGAAATTCTTGAAAAGTGCCCGTCCCTTGACTCTATGATGGTCATTAAGACTTATGACCAGCTCAAGGCTGCTCTGTATGGCGACCCCGAAGATGAAGAAGCAGGTGCCGAAGAAGGTGCAGGTGAATCGCAGGAAACCGCAGACGAACAGCCGACTGCTCGTTTCCGTAACAACGAACCTGCGGACTATAGCGATGAAGAACCCGCACAGGGTCGCCGTCGTCGCCCTGTTGCCGAAGAAGCCGAAGAACCCGCACCGACCCGCCGTCGTCCGCAGGCAGAACCCGCAGAAGAAGAACAGGAAGCCCCTGCTCCGACCCGCCGTCGTCCTGTTGCCGAACCCGAAGCCGAACAGCCGACTGCCCGCTTCAAGGACAACGAACCTCCCGCAGAAGCCGACTTCGCCATTGACACTTCTGCCGACCCTTACACCGCTGCACGCCGTAATTCCCGCAAGGCTGCGGTGGAACAGGATTCTTCCAAGGAAACTGTCCGCAAGTCCGAAGAACAGGCACCTACGATGCCGTTTGACGAAGAAGCCGAACAGCCCGCACAGAAGGTGGAAAAGAAGGCAGAAGCCCCGAAGCGTGAAGCAGCCGAAGGCGAATGCCCGAATGGTTATGAATTTGGTAAGGACTGCGAACGCCAACCGCTTTGTAGCCGTTGCCCCGATGCCATTTGGTCCAAGTGCGATGCCTGCCGTCGTAGGATGAATCGCAAGTAATAACTACCCGTAAACAACAAGGGGGCGTTGGCTCTGTGCTGACGCCCCTTTTTACCAAGGACATATTATGTCTAAAAAGAAAGAAGATTTCGGTGTCATAGCCGAAGAACCTAGAGTCCGTATGGGGAGCGACCTGCTTGACCTTCTCGTAGGCGGTGATAAAGGTGTGTATGGCTTGCCGTTCGGTGTCATCATCCAAATTTGGGGGGATAGTTCGGCTGGCAAGGCTGCTCCGCTTGATACCAAAGTTTTGACTCCTAATGGATGGAAACTGATGGGTGACATTAAGGTAGGTGATACCGTAGTTACACCTTATAGGGGACAGCACGCAAAAGTGCTTGGTGTTTATCCTCAAGGTGAACGTGACGTGTATCGTTTCTATTTTAATGATAACACTACCGTTGAAAGTGCAGATAACCATTACTGGGTTGTACAATCTCCTAACCAATATAATGGCTGCAAGAATACAACTTTCGGTAACGGTAAGGGTCATTTCCTCGTATCTACTAAAGAACTAGCAGAAGTCTATAAGAACGGCACACCCGCACCTTCCAATGTGGTAGCATTGCCCCTTATAGAGCCTGTAGAATATGCACCAAGGGAAACTCCAAAGATACCCCCGTATCTTATGGGAATCTTAATTGCAGAAGGAATGCTCGCATACAGCACCCCGAAGATTACTATTATAGAAGAAGACATTATTGATAAGGTTGTACAACAAGCTAAATCTATCGGGATGGAGCTACACCGTACTTCGGAGGGCATCACGTATTCTATTGTGCTGCCTGCGGAATCTAATGGCAGGTCGTGGCTTCCCACATATATTAAGGAATTGGGGCTTGACTGTAAATCTATTGATAAGCACATTCCCGAACAATATCTATATGGTTCAGTTACAGAACGTGTGGAATTGTTGCACGGTTTGTTTGACGGGGATGGCTATATGAACAAACAGGGGTGTGCTTCATATTCTACGTCATCCAAACAACTCGCACAAGATGTAGCAGATTTGGCTCGGAGTTTAGGGTTAAAAGCCACTATCTCCAAACCAAAGAAACCTTTTTATACAAAGGGCAAGGAGCGCTATATTGGACACGATTCGTATGTAGTATATTTGGTCCCTGCGAATGGTATATTGCCGTTTTCGTCCAAAAAGCATACGGAACGGATGCGGAAATCTTTAGCGGGGACATTAGCCTATACAAGAACCCGTAGGCGATTGCAGACCGTAGAATATATTGGTAAAAAGCCTTGCCAATGTATCTACATCGACCATCCAATGCACTTATACTTGATGGACAACTTTGTACCTACACACAATACCTTCATCAAGAACGAAATGATTGCCTCTACCTATTGGAAGATGGGTGGTCCGAAGGCTAACTTCGTATGGGAATCGGATGACTCCGAAACAGGCGATACCTTCAAGACTATGTACCTGTATGGTGTGGACTTGCACCCCGAAACCCGCAAGATTGGTCCGCACACCTTCCACGACTCCGAAACTGTGGAAGAAATGGATGGCAAACTCACCAATATGCTTAATTGGATGCCCGAAGGAACTTATGGCATCTATGCGGTGGACTCTCTTGACGGTCTTGCAAGTAAGACCATCAAGAAAAAAGAGGCTGCTCGTGCTGCAAAGCAAGCAAAGGGTGAAGAAGTCTCGGATGAAGGCGATTTCGGTGCCCAAATTGCAAAGTTCTTGTCGCAGGACTTTTTCCGTACAAAGCACAAGGCTCTTGAAAAGAAAAAGACCACGCTCATTATTGTCTCGCAGACCCGCTCTAACATCGGTGCTGCTTCCTTCGCTCCGAAGAAGAAGACAAGCAATGGCGATGCGATGGAATTTTATTGCCATACCCGCTTGAAGGTCTCTAGGCTCGGTTGGATTGAGCGTGAAGGCACGAAAGTGGGCGTGGTGGTCAAGGCTACCACTACCAAGGCAAAGACTCCTCGTCCCTATCGTGAAGTCATCTACACCGCCTACTTTGACTACGGCATTGACAACATCGGCTCCAACATTGACTACCTCTTTGACCTGCGAGGCGACAGTGGCGAACTCTCTCTCAAGAGGGCTAATGCTATTGCTTGGAGTGCCAACGCCAAGAAAAAGACGATGGCGAATCTCAAGGATTGGTTGGACAAGAACGAATGGACAGCCGATTGCAAGGCGGACCGCAAGGCTACCGAGGGAAGCAATTCTCTTACGGTGGATTGGGTCATCGGGTGGGCTACAGAGAAGCCCGAACGCAAGGCATCCTTTGACGAGGAGTTCGGTGAGGAATACTCCCGTGACGAACTCATTAAACTTTGCGAAGACAACCCCGAAATGGCAGAAGAACTCACACAGAGAGTGCGTGAAAAGTGGGAAGCACACGAAGACGCTATTGCGACCAAGCGACCCTCCAAGTATGGCACCCGCCCTGTGGAACAGCCTGCCGAAGAACCCGTTGAAACAGCCGAAGCCGAATAAGGTAGTATCGTGCTATATTATAAGTAGTGGGGTCTAGTGCCCTGCTACTTCTACATATAAGGACTTATGGATACTTTAAACTTTTGGAAAAAACTCAATTTACTCGTCAAGACAAGAACTCCTGTGAAGACCGCTCGCAAAATGGTAGAATCGGGAGAGATAACCAAAGACGAAATCTCTTGGGCTTTGGCTGCTTTGGCGACTCTGCCGATAACTATGTTTGAAACGATGCAGGAGAAGGGGGCTGTGTAGAGATTGGGACAACTACCGCACTGCGGGGTATTATAGTCCGCAAGGGCTACCCTGTCCGTACTCTGTAGGACTCTAGCGGTGGCAGTGCCACAGGGCAATTAGAGTGTTTTGCCCACGCATTGAGTAGGAGTACGGCTCCGCACAGGGCTATCCGATTACAACGGATAGCCTGTTTTTTATAAAAATCTTATTTTGTCTATTGACAACAGGTAGGTAATTTGTTATATTAAGGGCATCAAGACAACCACAAACAAGGATAGCCATATGATTCCTAATTATTCTGTCGCTATTTACACGCACCACCCCGATTTGGTTGAAGGGTTGCAGCAGGCAAACTACGAAACCCAAGAAGATATGGAAAAGGTAGTTGCAGGCGAAGTTGAGAGGTTTTTCAAAAAATGTGGCGGTGCCTGTGAAGCCATTATGGAAACTATGACCCGCTTGGGTATGTTCAAGGGGACAAGCTACGGAACTTCTTATCTCACGATTGATGGGGGTAAGTATGGAAATATCGGGGCAACCTATTGGGCGGGATTTAACGGTATGAACCTCCGAGCCTTCTACAAGTCGGATGGCAAGGAAAAGTATTCCTTGGAAATTTTGATGAAGATTGCGAACACACACGACGTGAGAGACCCGATAAAGAATCCGTTCTCTTTGGAAACATTTGCGTCTAATCCTTACCCGAAATATCCCCCGCTGCGACAGGTCGGACCCAAGGTGCGTGAAGTCACTCCCGAAGAAGCCTGCGATATTCTAGCGAAGCAGGCGAGGGCACTCAATGACGATGGCTACTACCACCCTAACAAGTAAACAATTTTTATGCTACGAATACCTTGCCCGCAACTAGGTATTTTATTACTTTTAACCTACAACCCAAATAAGACCGAACCTGTTTAACCGAGGAACTTTTGAAACCCACTGACGAACTTTACTTCAAGTACGCAGGTGTAATCACAAGTGTAGTGAACAAATACGCCTACAATTTCCCCGAACTTGCCGATGACCTGTACCTACAGGCTCAATTAGTTTTTTGCCAAGCCTGCCTCACCTACGACCCCGAAAAGACAGGGGCTAATGGGAAGGTAGCCTCCTTTGAAACTTGGCTCCGAAACAAGTTGAAATCGCTCAATATGGTCATTAGGAAGGAAGTTCACGGACCTTGCACGACAAGGCACCTCGGAAACCCGCAGGCGATTACGGTCACGAAACTTGCACAGGAAGTGACAAGGGAACCCGAAGATGACCCGATTGATATTTCCGATGCGGTGAGCCAAAGCCTTCTCAAAGACTACAGCGACAACCTTGCGGGCAATCCCTGTGAAGCCCACGACTATCCCGAAGAACTTATTCCCTACATCTGTGCCCTGCGTGGCGATTCCCTGCGAGTGTTCAAGGACTTCTGCGAGGGCAGGTTTGAGAGAGAACCCCGCAAGAATCTTACCAAGGCGATGCAGAGGGCTAGAAGCGTCTATGACCCCCGCTACCTCTACAGGAAAGTTTATCGTGATTGTGGATGGAGTCTTGCACGCGTGCAGAATGCTTGGAGAGGGCTTCACGGTGTCTTGAAAAATTACCTTGACGGCAGGATGCCCGCTCCCCTTACTATGGCGACAGTCACCCTCCCGCAGAATAAGAAGAAGGCTCGGTGGCGAGAACGCTTTGATGAACTCCACAAGATTCCTGTTGCCACTTACAAGGCTCTTGTGCAGGCGGGTGTGATTAGTCCACTGAAGAAGGGCAGGGACGATAACCTTGACCTGTCCAAATACCTCCTTCAAACCTTCACCTATTAACGATAGTGCTATATAGGAATTAGAGGTGCGTCTATGAAGAAAGGTTGTGTACTCAAAAGTTTATCGCAAAAATTACAGTTTAACAAAAAGATGATTAATGATGTCGCAGGAACTATGGAGGGGATTGACAAGAACAAGTTAGCCAAGATTACAGGTGCCCTTGACTACGCCTGTCGTTCCCTTCACACGATGATAAAATCCTATATTTACCCGAAGATTGACGGTCCCAAGTATCAAGAAACCTGCTACGATGACGATATGCCTGGGGTGAGTTTCTTGGTAGCGGAGGGACACGCCTACTACACAGAAGTTGCTGCGGAGCGAATCCTCAAGAAATTCCAAGCCCAATGGCGACCTGTGATGGTGGAAGACATCACGCCCGAAAATCCTGCAAGCGAAATGCTTATGGGAACTTGGGCACTCCGAGCGGATGGTAAGTTGGGTGTCCTGTGTCCTAGCGGTAGGTTGTGCGATGCAGGAACCAAGTTCGGGGTATCTGTAGAACCTGCGGAAAAGGATGCGGTCAATCGCCTTGTCCTTGTCCGCAAGCGATAAAGGTGTATTTTGAAAAATATACCCGCAAACACTCAAACCAAGGACACAACAAGTGACAGACGCTAGACCCCTTTTTCAAACGGTTCCCTATGAAGAATATGAACGCATCCTCGCCAAATTGGACATCGCACAGAAAGAATGTATGCGAATCGCAGACCTGTACCGCAGGGACAGGGATGCCTTCAACCGAGAGATAGACAAGATTATGGCTAAAATAGATTCCGAAAACTTTGATAGCAGCGTAGATAACTTCATTCAAAAGTTGCAGAATGAAAATGCTACCTTGAAGAACCTCAATGCCAAGTTGCAGGAAACTTCTGTCCTCAAGGATTCCTGCATTGAGAGCCTGCGGGAAGAAATCCGCAACCTTAAAGACAAGATATGGAAACTTCAAAGCATCCCGCACACCGACAATTCCGCTGTTATTGACCTCCTGCTTGACGAAAATGCAAGACTCAAGGAACAACTGAATCTAAAGAAAGCCTAGAATTTCGCCCTTCGGGGACAGATACCGTAGGGGTATCTTGATTAACTCAATCATTCCCGATATGTCCTCAAACACATGTGGCTTGCCGAGCCGTCCCCAAGGGTAAACTTTTCACTAACAAGAGAGAATATGAACAACAACGCATATTTCGCAAAAGAACATAGAACAGTCAAGTGGGTTTCTGTATCTTGGGGAACCCCAAGCAAGGAAGTCGCCAAGGTATTGGCAAGGACATCCGATGGCTTTGTAGAAGAAGGCATCTACAACCGCCGTAACAAGACTTGGCACCGACCCGATGGCACCCGCCTAGACAACATCACCCATTGGTCGCTAATCCCCGACAGTATGCCTGTAAAAAAAGTAGTCTAGGTGCTATATACTATTATACCAACCAAAAAGGAAATTCTTATGACCAAGAAAAAACCCAAGAACGACACCGCATCTTACGAATTGGGCAACCTGTGTGTTCACGCTCTCGCCCTTTATACCAATGCGGTAATCAGGGAGCGTTCCGCAGACAAGGTGGAAATGCTTATTCCGCTCACCCTCTCTGTGGGTAAGAAGCAGGAAATCTTGGAAATCACCTACCGAGCCGACCTCAAGACTCTCTCGGAGGGGAACTATGGCACTCTGGCTCTTGATGAACTCGGTGAATGGATGTTCAAGGCGGTCTGCAATACGGTTCGTGCTACAGATGTAGTTGTGGATGTCGTAGGCAAGCCGTTCAATACCCTTAAACAGTTTGAAGTCACGACAGGCTATGGCGACAAGTACATCTACAAGAATAACACCCTTACTCTTGTCAAGGCTAACGCTTCCAAGACCAAGAAAAAGTAGTCTATGGAAATTTCGGCAGAAGAAATCAAGGAGTTCCTTGCACACATCAAGAAATACCGAACGCTCCGAGAAGGTAGCAGCGATTTCCGATGCGAAAGTGCAAAAGACCCATCCCTTGACCGCCATTCCTTTGGCAAGGGTTTTGAGTTAGGTATGTATTATGCCATAGATGTTCTGTGTGGAACAGAATGGGTGGACAACCATCTAAATACCGAGGAATAAAATGGAAATCTTACAACTCTCCGACATCCATTATGGTGCCGACTACGAAGGCAAATTCAATACCGCTAATCAGTGGGCTACCGTAGTTAAGCACGCAAAAGCCCGCAACCCGAAGGGTTACGATGCGGTGATTATTACAGGCGACCTTGTGGATGATGACCCCAAGGTGGACGACAAGACCAAGGCTACCCGCTATGAAGACATCTTTAGCGATGCCTTGAGCCTGTGTGTTTCTCCGAGTGCCCCTGTGCTTGTAACTCCGGGCAACCACGACAACCGACAGATTCTTACCGAAGTTGCGGATTGCCTGCCTGTGAAAAGTTGGAATAGCACCGAACAGCCGAAGGGCTTTGAAGACATCGGTAGTCAATGCCACGTCATCAAGGTCGGTAGCAAGGTGGTTGTCCTGCTGGATTCGGGCACCGAAGAACCGTACAGGGGCATCGCCAAACTTGCAGCCTACACTAAAAATCATATGTGGTATGCCAATGATGCGATGATTTTTACGCATAAGCCGTTCCGCACCGAACGCCTGTATCACCGCTTTATGGTGGGCACCGACAATGTGATGCCCGCAGAATTTGAAAGCCTAGTGCAACCCTACGCAAAGAATTACTTCTGCGGACATTTCCATCATTGGTCGCAGGTGGATTGCAGGTGGATGACTATGTTCACCTGCCCGGGCATCCAATGTCAACTGTGTCCATATACAGAAGAAGTCACGCCTATTGCGATACCTGGCTATCAAGTCATTGAATACACCGATTGTGCTAATACCGATGTTGTCGTTCACCCTGTAATCCTCGGTGACTACGAACCGTAGGGGATTTTATGCCTTGGATTATTGGGGTTCCCTCTGCATTGCTTATAGCGGTATTGCTCACTGTGGCAATACTCTATTGGAGGTATCGCAGGAACAGGATTAAGAACTATTCCTGTGCCGAAGCACAGTTGGTGTCTAAAAAAGCACAGAAGCACTTCCACAAGGAACTGCGGAAACTCTCGGACAAGTTGCTATATCACGTCCTCAAGATTGTGGATGCGTCCGCTCGGAACCGCAGGAATGATGTGTATGTAGATACTTCTCCGTTTGACACTAGGTTTAGCGACCCTGCCGATGCAAAGAAAAATCGCAATGCCGTCAAGGAATCCTTGCGGTCCCGTGGATTCAGCATTATTCCCGATGAAAAGCACAGGGAAGCCGTCATCCATATTTCGTGGCAAACTAATAGGACAATCTAAAATGAAAAATTTGATACTTGTTATCGGTCGTTCGGGTGCAGGCAAGGACACCATTGTAAGGGCTGCAATAGAAGTCTTGAAGGATTCCCACAAGATTGTTTCTGTCCCCTCTTACACGGACAGACCGATTCGCTCTACCGAAACCGAGGGTGTAGAACACACCTTCCTCACCAAGACGCAGTTTGATGAATTATTGGAGCGTGAAACTATCTTTGCCTATACCAAGATAGGCGAGACAGGGTATCGCTATTGCTCCACCATTGAAATGCTTGAACGCCTTGATGGGGACACCATCTTCTATATCATTGACCCGAATGGCTACTACTATTGCTCCAAGTTCAAGGACAAGTTCAATATGCGGGTGGTCTATATTAAGGCAGATGGAACCATTCGTGAACATCGGGCTAACAAGCGAAATGGGGACAGTTCCACTTGGCAGAAAAGAAGTGCAGACGAGGACGAGCAATTTACTCGGTTTGAAGAACTTGCTCCTTGGGATGCCTGCATTCTCAATGACGGCGATTTGTCTGTGTCTGTTGAACGATTTGTCCAAGCGATGAACACTTTACGCTGAACGGAAAGCCCACGGCTTCAGCCGTGGGATGATGAAAACACTTGCCAAATAGGAAAAGTTTTTTATATATTGTTATAAACTTCTATATGAATAGGTCGATTAGTGGTATTCTCGGTCTATAGAAAACAAGGTTTAAATGCCCTGGTGATGCTGAATACCACAATAAGCGTCGCTGGGGCATTTCTAATTGCCTATGGTTGAATTGAAGACATACAAGTACAAGCTGTATAATCGGGATGCTCTAAGGTATCTCGACAATATACTTGTAGTTGCTGGACGGATATACAACCACTGTATAGCTTTGCATCGTAGGTACTACGGCATATATCACAAGATGCTCAATAAGTACCAGTTGCAGAAGCACCTAACAAAGTTAAAGAAGCAATATCCAGAGTGGAACGAAGTTCCGTCACAAGCCATTCAAGACATAACGGATAGGATAGACCGAGCATATCGGTTGTTCTTCTCGAACTTGAAGGCTGGAAAGAAGACCAATCCGCCTCACTTTCAGAAGACGGCTAAATACCGTTCATTCACAACGAAGCAAGCTGGATATAAATTCCACGACTTCAATCGGGTTAAGATAGGCAAGAAGGATTTTCCCTACTGGAACAGCAGGGATTTTGATGGCAAGGTCAAGACCTTAACTGTCAAACGCAAGAGCAACGGATTCTACATATATATCGTCGTTGAGCAAGAATGTACACAGGCAGAGTGGACTAAATCGGGTGAAATCGTTGGTTTCGACTTCAGTCTGCACGACTTCTTGGTTTCCTCTAACGGCGACGATTGTAGTATGCCTAAAATCTTGCAGAAGAACCTCAAATCATTGAGAAACCTATCAGAAAAATACCGAAAGAGCAAGGGTAAGCGAGGTTCGCTGCGTACATTGCAGAAGCTCCACGAGAAAGTAGCCAATCAGCGTTCCGATATGCACTGGAAGTTGGCTCGGCAGTTCTGCCGAGACTACGATGTGATGGTCTTTGAGACACTGTATTTGGCTAACCTATCCAAGAAGTACAAGAAATCTATGTACGATTTCGGATTCAATGCCTTCTTGAATATTCTTGAATATGTCGCTCATAAGACTGGTAAGACCGTAATGTACGCAGACAAGTGGTATCCATCATCTCAATTATGTTCTGAATGTGGTTATCAGAACCACGAATTGAAGGATGTATCCATTAGACATTGGATATGTCCTAAGTGTGGTGCGGAGCACGACAGGGATAGGAACGCCGCAATAAATTTATGTAAGGTAGGGGCATCTACCTTTGGGACATGTTGCCCATCCGTGGCAACTCCCAGAATCCCACGACTTTAGTCGTGGGAGTATGTCAACCGCCAATTCGGTAGCGACAAATGGTGTGTAAACACAGGAATCTATCCAAAAAGGAGATAACTAAAATGACGAAGACAAAAGAATTTAAGCCCAAGTTCAAGGATGGCGACCAGGTGGAAATGCACACCTGTTTTGAATCCACGTTTGAGAAGAACAAGGGTAAGGTATGGACTTGCCGAGGCGATTCCTTCCTGTCTTGCAGCGGGGATGAAGTCGTGTTCCTTGAGGGCTATCGTGGATATTTTTCTGCGGAGTTCTTGCGTAAGGTCTAGTCTATGAAATGTGATGGATGCCCCTACCATAAGGTTGAAATCTACGAAGACAGGGATGAATACTGTCAAATCTTTGGGGAGTTCCCCGAAGATGAAAAATCTCGCAAAGATGGCGAAGGGTGCATTTTCAATATGCGAACTCTTGACAAGTATAAGCGACAGAACGATGAAAGTTTTCAACATTTTCTTGACAACTGCGACAAGTTAGGAGGAAGTCCCGTATGAAGAAAAGCACCACGCTTACTTTGTCCTTGAAGCGACAATGGTTTGACCTCATTAAGAGCGGGGTGAACTACCCACAGCCTAAAGGCTGTGAGCTTCGAGTTTTCGCTTCGACGGAGCCACTTGTGCTAACCCAGTAGAACTGGGAGGCATAGAGGCGGCTACCTCAGCGGAGGCATGTTCCATGCAC